GATCAAGGTGAGCTTGCTATCAACCTTACAGATAAAAAGATTTACTCTAAAAACGGCTCAAATGCTATTGTTGAAATGGGGTTTGATGGTGCCTACGGCTCTCTCTCCGGTGTACCCGGAACCTTTCCGCCAACAATCACTGGTACTAGCTTCAGCGGGACCTACCCTGTTCTTTTTAACGTTACAGGGGACTTACTATACAGTGACACCGACATAACCTTCACAGGTACTACTGGTGTACTTTCTGTTCCCGCTGTAGATGCTGGTACTGGTTATGGTACTGGCTTTACCTTAGAAGGTAACACGCACCAGATTAACTCAAATGATGGTGGGGGAAACTTCAACATCCGTGTTGCTAACGACTTTATTACAGGCTGTACAGAGGCAGGGTATGCTTCCCACTGGGTATATTCACAGTCCACAGGTGTTTGGTCGTTCAATGGCAGCACAGCAACCTTGGCTGTAGGTAACGCACCAACTTGGCAGACTAACATGTCCCTTGACGCCAATGGAAATTTGGGTATACTTGGAACAGTGGACGGACGAAACGTCGCTGTGGATGGGTCCAAGCTTGATGGTATTGAAGCTGGCGCTACAGCAGGTCTACCCTCAACAGGTACAATGACAAGCCTAACCATCGGTGCAGGTGTAACTCTAAAAGAGTCCACTGACCGACCAGATCTCCTACAGATTGAGTCGCTTACAGGAACTTGGTCTGGTATGCAGATTTATAATAGCGTAGACAACCTCCGTTGTAGCTTCTTTTGTGATGGTACAACAGCAGGCTTTTATGATGATGTTGTGAACCAGTGGATGTGTAAGTTTGAGGCAGCGGGTCAGGTAGAACTCTTCCACGCTAACTTAATTAAGTTTGCAACAACCTCCACAGGCATCACCGTAACAGGTGACGTCAACTCAACCTCTGACCGTGCTCTCAAAGAGAACATTGTAAAGCTGGAAGACCCGATTGTCAAGCTAAGGGCTATCAATGGCTACACCTATAACTTCATCGAAAACGGTGAGCGTTCTGTTGGTGTTATTGCTCAAGAAGTCGAAGCTATTCTCCCTGACGCTGTAAGAGGTGAAGAGGGTGAAAAGACAGTAAACTATAACGCTCTGATTGGTCTTCTTGTGGAAGTCAACAAAGAGCAACAAAGTAAAATAGAAAGTCTAGAGGCTCGTTTAGAAGCCCTAGAAGAACGCCTAGTTTAACTCGAAAGGAAAACGAAAATGGCTATTCAAATTAGTGGAACCACTGTTATTGACAACAGTAGGAACCTTACAAACATCGTGGCACTTAACGGTACAACCGTTTCTCTTTTAGCCACAACCACGGGCACACAGACCCTTACAAACAAGACACTTACATCACCTACTCTTACATCACCTACTCTTACAGGTACTCCAACAGCACCTACAGCTACCCTTGGTACAAATTCAACACAGATTGCCACGACAGCCTTTGTGCAAGCAAGCAAAGGTTGGGTTAGTCCTGACTTCACAGATACTATTACAGGTGCAGCAACTTGGGACGGTAATTTAACAACAGTGGCGCATGGTCTTGGCACAATACCTTCATTTGTTTGGGGGTTCTTGCGTTGCAGGGTAGCTAATAGTGGCTATTTGGTGGGGGATAGAATCTCTGCCATGACGGGGCTGGGAAACTCTCAGGCTATTGGTATGTCTTACGATGCGACTAATGTTTACCTTGTCTCTTTCAACCCCGTATACTTCCGAAATGATGGGGTAGTATCCTTTGTAGTAGACGACTCATTTTGGGATTTTGAATTGGAGGTTTGGGCATGAGGGTAACTAGGCACGTTTACCGTAATGGAGAATACGCTGGCGTTTTCCGTGGTGAGGAATCTGACCTAACCGCACAGGGTTTTGTAGAAGGATCACCGAGAAATCAAGAGGAAATAAGCAGCTTGCGAGCTGAGTCTGTAAAGCAAGAGTTGGATAATCAGAACAGCGTCAACAGGGTGCTGCTCAAGATTGGCTTCTTACAGGAGAACCGCATCCGTGTACTTGAGGGGCAACCTGAGATTACAGCAGCCCAATTCCGCACTTGGGTAGACGCCCAAATCGAATAACTTAACTCTAACCAAGGAACTTACATGGCCAAACTAACAAAATCCCGCTACCGTAAGAAAACAGAGAACTCTGTAACAGAACTCTATAGTTTCAACGTGGTTCCAAAGAACCAAAAGCAGGACCTCCTAATTCGTTCTATTAAGGAAAACCCTATTGTCGTGACTATTGGTTGCGCTGGAACAGGGAAAACTTATTGCAGTACGGGCACTGTTGCTCACCTCTTTCTTAAGGGTGGCTACGACCGTATTGTACTTACGCGTCCAAACATCGCAACGGGTAAGTCTCTGGGAAGTTTTCCCGGTGATATCAAAGATAAAATGACGCCGTGGTTGATGCCTATGCTTGAAGTGCTACGTAAGGCATTGAAGGGTAAGTATAACTATATGTTGGAGAAGGGTCAGATTGAGATTCAGCCTTTGGAAACCATCCGAGGCCGTTCTTACGAGAGGACTCTTATTCTTGTAGATGAGGCACAAAACCTTACAATGGATGAACTTAAGGCCATAACCACCCGCATTGGTGAGAACTCTAAACTGGTTCTAATGGGTGATCCGGCTCAGTCCGACCACAAAAATGGCCAAGACCTACTTACTTTCTGCAAGAAGGTGAATGACGCAGGTATCGGTGTGCCTGTAATCCAGTTTAATGTCAGCGAAATTGTCCGCTCGGATATCGTAGCCGACCTAGTTAGGCTCTTTATGCAAGAGAGTATGTAAACTGCACCAGAGAGCTATAGGGTGCAACTCTGTATATAAGCCCCCATCTAACACCCTAAACGTTGCCCTCTGTGGCTCTCTGACAGTATTTCACTGTATTAGATAACTCTCAAGATTGGAGAAAATCATGACTACCTACCTTTACAACGGGAACCTTATTGCGGCTCCCGTAACCTTTCTGAGCAATAAACCTGTCTTTGCTGTTGACAGTATCTCTCTAAAGCAGTATAGAACAGCCCAAGACGCCCAACGATGGGAGGTTTCCTTCGGCGCTTTGACAAACGATAACGTTGCGGAAACCTTTTTAGCTTCTATTACTGAAATGGACGCAACATCTTCTATGATCATGCCTCAACTTAAAGAGGTAGATGATCGGCGAACTGCGTCAGGGAGTATGGTAGCTGCAGCGGAAGCCGTAGCTGGTGCCGATACAGTAACCTTTGCACTTTCAAACACAGGACTGCTACCTAAAGGCTCTTTTGTTAAGTTTGCCAACCATACAAAGGTCTACATTACGACGGCTGACTTTATCTTTGGCTCTAACACTGTTTTGAATATCTTTCCAAAGCTGGTGGCAACGGTTCCGAGTTCTACTGCCTTTAACTATGGTAGCGGTTGTGTTTTAACCTACTTCCGCAGCATAAATAACTCAGCAGGTATCACCTACGTAGATGGTGTTCTAGCAGATGTTGGGACAATCACCGTTGTGGAGGCAATCTAATGAGAACTTACTCTGCCGCAACCCTAGCCGCCTTAGCCGACGCAACTGTTTCTTTCTTTTATTTAATAGAACTTGAGTTGAACAACGCTACTTACTACTTTACTACCTACCCTCGCGACCTTGTGGTTGGGGGCCAAACGTATCTAGGTAATGGCCTAGTACTAGACACCTCCACACCAACCCAGAATACTGTTGTGAACCGTGCTGCCTACACCCTAACCCTCGCTGATCCTAACGATGAGTTGAGAACAGAAATAAAACAAGGTATTGTTGGTAAGAATCTCAGAATTCGGGCTGGGTTTGCAACTGAAGCAGCAGGTCCGTTACTTGATGAGGCTGATCTGATCTTTGCTTACAGGGGTTACATTGACTCTCCAAAGACTACCAACGATTTTTACTCAAAGGTAGTAGTTTTAGAAGGTTCTTCTCCTATGTCTGATCTCGATCTAGTAAAACCGTACTTTACAAGTAAGTATGGTGTAAGTCAATTTGACCCAACTGACACCTGTTTTGACAGGATTTCAGAGGGTTACGCAATTCAAGTAAGGTGGGGTAAAATCTAATGCCATTTTTTCAATTTGTCTTCGCTGTTGCTGTAGGACTTTATACTTCTTCTAAGCAAAAAGCCGCATTAAAGAAGGCCCAGCGGGAACAAGAAGCCGCCGCTGATAAACGACGCGGTAGTGAGTTTGAGGTAAAGAATGATGTTATCTCTTTACCTATCGCTTACGGTCGAACAATTATTGCAGGGGTCCAGTATGACCACCGCGTGAGCAAAGACTATAACTATGTGGTTCCTGAAAACGGCACCTATATCTTTGACTCTCAAGACCTCATCCCATCGGTTGTTGATGAAAGACTAGACTCAGGGTTTTCTCTAGCAACCTTCTTTGACCGCTTTGCACTTCTTGGTTCCATCTACTCTCTCCTTGAAAATTTGACTGAGGAGGAGAATAAGACAGACAAGGGTGGATTAGCTGCCACAGTTACCGGGACAAAAGATGAGTTTCTGTTCTGTAAGCGAGCAATTTGTCATGCAGGTATCAGTGAAGTGATTCATGCTGTTGTTGATAACAAGGCTTACAGCCATAAAGACTATAAGTTTGGTCAACGATTTGTTGTTTACCCTAACGGAGGTCCTAGTGCCCTTCTTCAGGATAACGGCTACCCTGATTCCGAGTCGTTTACTAACGTTTGCCATGCCGCAGAGGTCTTTCGCCTAGACCGTGAAGAGGCTAACTACAGTTCAGCCCCTCAAGTCCAGTACCTTGTCAAGGGTCAGGCGGTCTACTCTATCGAGGAGAACGTTGGGGTCTACACCCTTAGTGCTTCTAAGGCTTACAGCAATAACCCTGCCTACGTCTTGCTTGACTACCTAACCAACACCGTTTACGGTCGTGGTATGCCCTTGTCAGAGATCAACCTTGAAAGCTTTTACAACGCTGCTCTGGTTTGTGACACAGTTGTTCTAACTGCAGCACAGGTTGCAGGTAATATTTGGGGTTCACGCCCTCTTTCTCGCTACCCAACTTTTGCAGACTTTCCTAATCCAAATGCTTTCGGCTTCGAAGATATCTTGCTGATGGATGACCAACTGAATGTGCCTTACTACTGGAACAAGGTTAGTGAAGATGAGGATAAAGGAACTGTAGTTGGTGAGTTTGTGGCTACAACACTTCCTACTGCCGACATCAAGCTTTTCGAGTGTAACCTCACTCTTGAGACACAAACTTCAATTCGTGATAACATTGAGGAAATCCTCTCAACAATGGGGGAAGCAGAACTTACTTGGGACGCTAGTGGGTCTTACAAACTCCTTTTGGACTACCCAACAACCCAAGGAGAGTCCGACGCCCTCGTTACCCAAACCTTCACTGAAGATGACTTGCTAAGAACTAACGTTGAAACCACGTTCCCAAACGCAGTTGAACGCTACAACTTTGTAACGGTTAGCTTTAAAAATGAGAACAAGAACTTCAAGTCAGATACTGTTTCTTGGCCACAAAAGGGTGATTCGGTTTACGCAACCTACCTCGCCGAGGATAACGGTCAACCTTTCGAAACCTCTGTGTCTCCAAAAGGTATCACAGATGCTTACCACGCCTTAGCCTACGCTGAACAGTTGGTTCGTGCTAGCCGCTCTCTGTATACAATTTCTGTAGACACCAATCGAAAAGGTGTCTTAACAGAACCGGGCGACTTTATCAGAATTGATACCCCTACAGCGGATATAGCCTCTACTGACATCTTTCTGGTGAAGGAAGTGCAAATTGGTAAAGACTTTAATACGAGGCTTATAGCTAACAAGTTTGACTTCACAACCTTAGCTTGGAACATCGCAGATGGTACAGCCTACCCTGAAACAGATAACTATGATTTCAGAGTGCCGCCTGTAACCAACCTTCAGATTGGTGTTGTACCTGTCGTTACTAGCGCAGGGGTCACAAACCTCTCTTGGGATTTTGCTGAAGGTTCTTCTTATAACTTTGAAGTAAGCTATCGTGCGACAGGGGGTACAGATTTTCTTGCCTATGGCACAACCCGAAACAACTACTTTGAAGTTGGGGCACTAGAAGGGTTTGAAACAACTACCCAGTACGACTTCAGGGTAGTAGTAATTTCTGCTTTAGGAACTCGTTCCCTAGCCTCCTTCTTAGAAAACGTGGAAGTCCTCTCTAAGCCGGGTTCTGCCCAGAACCTCGCTGTCGCTGATGAAATCTACAATACCAACACTGCAGCGGGTATCAAGTCACGAGCAATACTTAGCTGGTCCACAGGTTCCTCAGGGACAGCTGCCGACTACTACACTATTGAGTACAAGCTCGCTACAGACGTCGCCTACACTAACGTAGGGGTGACAAATAATCTGAGCTTCACTTTCTTTGATTTGAAGCCTGACATCTACAACTTTAAGGTAACACCTACTTCTTACCTCGGTTTGAACGGGACTTCTGCTATAGTTGCAAAGCTTGTACAAGGTCTTCTAGCTGACCCTCAAGACCCAACAGGCTTTTCTGCAAACGTCAACGAGGGACAGATTCAACTTAGTTGGGATGTTCCAACAGACCTAGATGTTTTGACAGGTGGACGTACTGAGATTAGGACTCACCCTGATATCACTGCTTCTGCTACTTGGGAAACCGCTACTACCCTAGTGGAGTCTGTCGCTGGTAACAACAACAACAAAACTATCCCGGCAATCAGAGGCACTTACTTCATTAAGCACATCGACTCCTCTAATAGACTTTCGGTGAATGCTGCTTCGGCTGTTAACTTGTTTGTTGATAACACCTTTAGAACTGTTACGTTTATAAACGAAGATGCCAGTAACTTTGCTGGGGTAAAGACTAACTGTAACTATAACTCCCTCACAGGTAACCTAGAGATCGATGCGGGTCAAACTTCTATGACCTATGATTTCGAAAACGTTCTAGACTTCGGTGAAATTGAGCAGTTCAGGGTCACTCCTAGCATTACCGCAACTGTCAGTGAGGCGGGTGTAAACGTTGCAGACTATGTCAGTATTGCGGACTTGGTTCGGTTTGTCGGTGACTTCACTGACGCGGCGCTTCGTTTTGAGATTTCTCAAACTCAAGATGATCCTACAGGTTCACCTGTCTGGACCCCTTACGAGACCTTCCACATTGGTAGCTATACCGCTCGTGCTCTTAGGTTCCGTTTCGTTGGAACAGCCCTCAACAATAGTACCCTGATCGCTGTACAAAACCTAGACTTGTTAGTTGAACGTGCTGCTCTCTTTAAAACAGGGCAGACGACAAGTAGCTCGTCCGGGGATGTCACAGTGACTTATACAGACCCTTTCTATGGGGGACTAGACGGTCTCTTTACACCTAGTATCGCTCTACAAATCATCGGTGGAAGCCAAGGTGACGAAATCATCATAACCAGCAAAGACAAGGATGGCTTTACTTACTCTGTTTATAACAGTGCTAGCCGAGTTGTAAGAACCCTAGACTGGCAAGCACTAGGACAATAAAAGGAAAACATTATGCCAAGTAATAGTCGAGTAATCAGTGCCCTACAAGGGGGTACACCCTACACCGCTGACCTCAACCTAGCCTTAGAGGCTATAGACACCTGTCACTCAGGGGTATCAGCGCCAACAGACGACCTAGCTAACGGTAAGCTTTGGTTGGATACAACCATTTCTGGTAGCTATCGTTTGAAAATGTATAGAGGCGGCGTTTGGTTGGAACTTTTCCAGCTAACGGGCACCACAGTAAACATGAGTATTGGTGCAATCACGGGCACAACCCTTACCTCCTCGGGTTCTGTGAACGGCGCTACGGGGGTTTTCACGACCTCTGTAGCGGCCCCTGCTCATACAGGATCAACAGTTAACGTAACTACTTCTGTAACGGCTCCTTCTGGGTCTTTTACCTCTATCTCAGGAACTACCTGTACCTACACCACAGTAAATTCTACCTCGGATGAACGCCTAAAAAGCAATATCAGTATGATGAATAGCACAGAAGCTCTTGATAAGGTATGTTCTTTACAAGGTGTAAGTTATATCATGGAAGGTAAGCCCAACGTAGGTCTTATCGCCCAGCGCGTTGAGGAGGTTGTACCTGAAGTTGTAACGACAAACGAAGACGGGTACAAGTCAGTGGCCTACGGAAACATTGTTGCTCTCTTAGTAGAAGCAGTCAAGGACCAACAGGATCAAATCAACGAGCTGAAATATGAAGTAAACAATCTTAAACAAGAATTGGAAAGAAAGTAATGTCAACAGCACTTATCACCCTGCTAGCCCCTATTATCTCCGACATCGTAAAGCGAGTCGCACCAGATAGGGACCAAGCAGCAAACATTGAGAGGGAAGTTAAGCTGACCCTCCTAGACAAAGAAGAAGCCCTGCAAAACATGGCAGGTAAGATCGTCCTAGCGGAGGCCCAGTCAGGGAACTGGCTAACCGCCTCTTGGCGTCCTCTCCTCATGCTCACAGTTGTGGCAATTATTGCCTGTAACTACCTACTCTTCCCCATTATCGGTATTTTCTACCCCGCTATGATCACCCTAGCCTTACCTGCTGAACTTTGGAATCTCCTCACTATTGGTGTTGGTGGTTACGTCGTAGGACGCTCAGGTGAGAAGATGGTAAATTCCTACACACAAGGGGGCCAGAAATGATGGAGTTTTCTAGACTAAAGCTAACTTCCTTATTTCCGAGCCGTGAACCTGACGTACAAAAGGAGCCTACAAGTGGTTTCAAGTTCGGCAAGCGTTCACGGCGTGAAATGAAAGGAGTTCACCCAACCCTCATCGCGGTTACAACACGAGCCTTAGAAATCAGTGACGTGGACTTCGGAGTGACTGCAGGTCTTCGTACTCTTGAAGAGCAGAAACGACTCGTAGCCCTCGGACGCAGCCAGACAATGAAGTCTAAGCACCTTCCTCAAGAGGATGGGTGGAGCCATGCAATCGACCTACTTGCCTACGACAACGGCAAGGTTACGTGGGAGATCAGCATGTATGCTGCTATTGCTGACGCCATGAAACAAGCTTGTATCGAACAGAACGTGAGTGCTCGCTGGGGTGCCGCTTGGCATCAACAGACAATTGGTATGTGGAAAGGTCCTATGGAGGAGTTGATGAACCAGTATGTGGACATCCGACGCTCTCAGGGACGGACCCCGTTCATCGACGGTCCTCACTTCGAACTTACCTAAAAAGAGATCAGAAAGCCATGAAAATGTTGATTTTGGAGATATAGCTTTTCCTTATAGTTTTCATGGCCTTTTGACAAACCAAAAATACTGCCGCCTAATGAAGAAGGGGGTACCCCTTAATAAGGTCCCTTCAAGTGATTTTAGAGGACCCGAAATGAGAATTGACTACTATGAGTCGATCAAACAACAACCATTTATAAGGAGACTTAGATGGCTAAACTAACGAAGTCACCAAAGGCCCTAAAAAGGTCCGTGGCAGACCCAACAGATAGTTATATCGCTATCAAGCCTCTTTGGAAACGAGCACGAGCAGTCCTTCAAGGTCAGGCTATGGCTAAAGCCCACGATGTTTATGTTTCCGATTTTGAAACAAACCTACTGATTCCCTTCTCTAACAACATGAGCGATGCACAGTATTCCTTTTATAAGGCTGAGGCAGAACTTCCGGGGCTTACAGCACAATATTCTAAGGTTCTTATCAACGCGCTTCTACGAAAACGCTCTGTCCTAGAACTACCTGAGTCTATCCCAGCTGATGCTAAGGAGTGGATTGAGAGCGACTTCACCATTGAAGGTCAGTCACTTTTCAACTTCCTAGACAACGCTTTGTGGGAAGAACTACAAACCTCCCGCGCTTGGGTCTACGTGGACTATCCCTCTATTACAGAGGAAGACTGGACCGCTATGGATGCCGATCAACGGAAAGCCGTTGCCCCTTACCCCATCTTGGTTAAGGCTGAAAGCATTATTAACGTTCAAACAAACCTCCACCCTATTACCCGAACTAAAACTGTTACACGGTTCATTACACGGTATCTGACGGAGAAGTTTACTGAAGCAAACCCTTGGCACGCAGAACACGTTGACACTGTGGTTGACCACTACCTTGACGAGTCCGGTTACCTAGTAATCAACTACTATGAAAGCCCAGACTCAGCTAACACCATCACTATCACAAACGGGGAAGTTGCCCAAGAGTATAATGATACTGCCCAAGATTCAAACTTTGTTCTTGTAAATACGATTCGTCCAACAATGGCTGGGGAACCTATTAAACGTATTCCTGCTTGGCCCTTGAATGGTCAAATTGAACCAATGGAGCCTATTCTTATGCCCTTGGTTGATCGTGAGATTGCTCTGTATAACAAGATTTCTCGTCGTAACCACCTGCTATACGGTGCCGCAACCTACACACCTATTGTCAAGTCTGACATGGGAGACGATGAGTTCCAAGAACTTGTTAACTCCGGTCTAGGTTCTTGGCTTCGTGTTCGTGTGGGCGAAGACATTACTGTTCTTGAAACTCCCACCGCAGCCCTCGCTGACATGGATCGTGCTATCGAAGCCACCATTGAAGAAATGGCTAAAATGGGTATTCGTATGCTCACACCGGAGCCAGCTGCTTCAGGTGTCGCCCTAGAGATTCGAAACGCTTCTCAGACAGCTCAGCTAGGAGCCTTGAATACTAAGGTGTCTAGTACCATGCAAGAGGTTATCGCCTTCATGGTTGACTGGCGTTATGGTATTGAGATTGACAGCAGCGAGATTAGCTTCGAAATGTCTTCTGACTTCTCACCTATGGTTGGTGGAGAGGGGGCTATGCGCCTTGTTGGAGAATGGTACCAAACTGGTCTTATTCCACGGTCTGTTTTTGTCAACATCGCTAAGTACAACGACTTCTTACCCTCAGACTATGATGATGATAATGCAATTCAAGAAATCCAGACTGATCCTTTAGCAGCGCAGGTTGCAGGGAACCAAGAGGTAGACCTCGAAGAGTAAACTAATACAAACTGTACGCATGGTTTGTTAACAACCTTGGCTAGCTAGGTCGGTATAAAAAACAACAGCAATTGGGACTAGCCTTCGGGACCTCCCTTTAAGACCTCACGGCAGCGGTATCTTTCCGTGTCAGGGGGCAACTTCTTCCTCCCTAGCTTAGCGGTAAAGCACCCGACTGTTAATCGGACGAGGCTTGGTTCGAGTCCAAGGGGAGGAGCCAATCTTGGTGTAGCTCAGAGGGTAGAGTGGCTGCTTTGGAAGCAGAGAGTCGGAGGTTCGAGTCCTCCTACCGAGACCAAGGCCGTTGTAACTCAGTTGGTAGAGTGCCTGACTTGTAATCAGGATGTCCGGAGTTCGATCCTTCGCGGCGGCACCATACAGGGGTATAGCTTAGTGGTAAAGCAGGGGTCTCCAAAACCCCGTACGGGAGTTCGATTCTCCCTACTTTTGCCAACAACCAGTCACTTACTACTCAGGAGAGTACAAGATGAACGCTAATGATAAACTGTTTGATCGTATTGTTGACAATATGACAGACGTAAGACTCTATGAAAATGGAGTGCAAGTTGAGAACGGGCGGATACTAAACCGTCACAGAAAGCGCCTTAGGTCGTTACTTTCTCAGAACATCAAAGCTGATGTGAAACCAGAGATTACTCGCTTTGGTAAGGAACTCCTTACTAACACTGAACGTAGTGTTCGAGAGTTTTCCACCTCACAGTTAGACTTTCATTCTGACAACCTTCATAAAGAAGTTACACGCTTCTATAGGGTTCAACGACCAAGGACTAAAGAACTCCTTGCAGAAATTACAGGACCTAGCATCAAAGGCCCTTCAACCCTCTCTCGGAACTTATCAAACATTTCTTCCGGAGAACTCGTAAGAATTCAAACAAAGGTCAGTCTCGGACTAGCTGAAGGTCTTTCTCAACAAAAGATCATCAACAACGTCTTGAAGACTACCCGTCTAACAGAAATTCAGGCTAAGACCCTGACACGTACTTCTATTACCTCTACCCAGACAGCAGCCTTAAACAAGGTCATGGAGAACAACGCCGACATTCTCGATGGTTACATGTTCACTGCTATTCTCGACTCAAGAACTAGTGCAATCTGTAGCTTCCACAACGGTAAAGTCTACAAGATTGACGACATGTCCTATCGGCCTCCGCTGCACTGGAACTGTCGTTCTTCTATGGTTCCTGTCCTTAAGTCTAAGGAACAGTTAGCTGAAACGGAGTCGGCTCGTCTTAAAAGGAAAGAGGTAGCTAAGCTTGACGAAGGTCTTTTCAACGGAAAGCCCGCTCAAATCATGAACTTTGGGAACTGGCTACGACGTCAGACCTCAGACATCCAAGAGAAACTCCTTGGCAGTGAAGACGCTGTTTCAATGTTTCGACAAGGAAAGCTTAAAGCAGAAGAATTCATTTCTCCTGTTGGCAAGGCCCTGAGTATTCAGGCACTCCGCCGCAGAGCCGCAGCTGCCACCGCTGTATTCCACCCTCGTCAGAGAAACGTGGTGTCTTCTATTGACATTCCTGCCCAAAGACCTTCTACCCTTATTAATAACCCTGCCCATAAAGCGAGTTTACGCAACCTCTTTATTGATGATGCTGATAACTTCACTTCGACCTATGCCTTGACAGACTTCAAAGGTACGTCCTTGGTGGGTAAACAGGCCTCTCGTAGACGCGTGGGCAATCAGTTTGATGAACGTAACTTCTCCTCCGATCCTTTGACCGGAGAGATTAGGAACAACAATCTTTATGACCCCGATTTTAACCTGTACCAAGAGCGTATTGACTTTATGCGTAACTCAAAGGACCTTACACCAGATCAAAAGAACTTCATTGAAAGCACCGTAGCTGCTCTTGACGACAAGGTTTCTGTTAATCAACAAACAGTTGCAATAGAAAACTTGAGAGTCGTCTTCCAACGGTATAACAATAACAAGGAGCCTTGGGGTGACTTTTCTGCTGTAGTCCGTGCTGAGAACAGGTTTGCTGTTCAGAACGTATCACGTCTACTTGACACCCGTTCACGAGAACGCTCCAAAATGTTTGTCAGCTACCTTTCTAAGGACACCCCACAGGTGCAAATCTTAGGTAAGTACTACAACCTTGAGGACCTTACAAAGGGCCAACTTGCTGACCAACGCTTCATTGACGCTTGGCGGCGTACACAAGGTGCTAGTCTTGCAAGAGGTGTCTACTTCAAAGGACGTGCTCCTCTGAGAACCTACTTTAACCGCTTCCTTACAACGGAAAAGCAGATAAAGAAGTTCAAGGAGGACCTCTTAAACAAGATCATTCCTTTACGGAAAGAGTACCTTGCTTTCAAGAAACTCTTTAATCGAGACCCTACAGACCGTTGGTGGACTAAACAGTTTGCCAAGCTAAGAGAGGCTCAACGTAAGATTCTGGACTATGAGTTCCTACAGTTTGATAAGAAGCCTACTTCCAAGATCATGGATGAAGAAGCCCTTAACTCCCTTACAAAGATTTTCAAGTTAGTCGCTTCAGGCCAATCAACAGACTATGATAGTCTCGCTATCGGTATTGGTAAGAAACTAGCAGAGGATATTGGTGACCTAGTTCCGGGTATGACACATACTTTAAAGGACTACCACGCTGAAGGTTCTAAAATCCTAGAGTACATGCGTGAGCAAGGAATGATCCGTATCAACTTCCGTGGTAAGACCCGTCGAGGTGTCTATGATGTGGACACAGGCCGCGCTTCAGGTGGTTGGGGTGATACTGTGAGCCGTGAGGTTCAGGTGATAGACAAGACCCTTTTGAAGCTACAGGAAGCAGAACGTAGGACTGTCATTGCTCGTCGTTTAGGCGTTGTCAGTGAGCGCGATCGTCTTTATGTCAAGGCAGGTAAGAAAACCTTCTTTGATGCTAGGGGTAATGACAGTGGAATCCCTATTATTTCTTCCAGCAAGTTTGCTGACTATGACCCTAAGCAAATTGACCGCGAAATTGCTCAGATGATGAACCACGTAATGGATGTTGAGTACTCTGTTGATAACGAGTTCTTTGACTTCATGGATGACCTTGTTAGGTTCCGAGACCCTCGTGGTAACTCTAAGTACTATGACAGTATCAATGAGTTTCGGCATGAGATTCTACAACGTGGAGAGCAAGGTTACGGTATGATGGCTACGGCTAAGTACCATAGACAGCGCAGTGCTAACTTCCGTACACAGGTCTTTATTGACTCCCGTGGTCGGGTTTATCACCGTGGCTACCTTACTCCTACAGGCGGTGAGCTAGTGCGTCCCTTCCTCAACTCTGGAAGAGCCGTGGCTATGAACGCTAAGGCTTACCGTGAACTACGTATTCAGATTGGTGCCCTTATTGGCTCAGGTACAGAGATTCTTTCTCAGGCTGGGCGGATTGACACCTTTAATCGTAAGCGTAAACAGTTACTTGAACTTGGTGGTCTGCTTCAAGCAAAGACCCAAAGAGACAGACGCATCCGTGAGTTTCTTGAACACCCTTTAGTGAGAGAACTCGAAGGTGCTGAAGTAGCAAAGCTTGCTCGTATGGCTTTAGAATTGAAACGCCTAGATGATTTCATGGGTGGAGACTACTCTGACCTTGCTAAACTCGCAGGGTTTAAGACTCGCCTAATGATTGAGAATGACGCTTCCTCTAGTGGTGCTCAAATTATCGCCCTGTCTACAGGGGACCGCGCTATTGCTAACGTTTCTAACGTCCTTGCTACACGCCAAAAGAACAGACTCTATGACCTCGTTGCTCAGGACACTATCAACGACCCTGAGTTTCTAAAGATTGCTGCTCTTCGTAACTCCGGCCTCGATTGGGAAGACCTTGCTAAGGCTGCTAAAGCCCAGAACATGGTTACCTTCTATGGTGCTGGTGAAGCAACCAAGACAGCAAACGTGGCTAACAAACTATCCAAGCTTCTTGACGAGAAGGGTTTCCTTACAATCACTAAGGCTACACTTAACGACAACACTCGCTTAATTGACAACCAAATCAAACTTGCTACGCGCTTAGGCGCTACAAGAACAGTAGATGACTTGACTGCGTTCCGTAAGGAACTCATTGAGTTAGTAAACAATAGTGCCCCCGTAGGTAGACACCTACTAACGGAGGCTATGGACATTCACCCAGACGTAGGTGACTTTGTACAGAGTATGATGAACGCAAGACGTGGAATTGTAGGACCAAAAGACTTCGAGGCTGTGTCTCGTATTATGTCTTCTAACCTAGCTCAAAGAGCGCCCGTGACAGAAACGTTCATTTCTTTCTGGAAGAAAGTCGCAAGAAAGTACGTCAGTGAAACAGAAAAGGTTGATATCCCGTGGGTTACTTTCGATGGAAAGACCATGATGCAAAGGTATCGCCCTAAACTACAAGAAAGAATCTCTTTCCGTGACCCTGTAACGGGCCGTATGGTAAACAACATTTATGAAATGTCGGCACCTGATGGTAACTTACTCGGTAAAGGCTCTCTAGCAGATGCTAGTATCGGCCTTGGTGTTAACGGCAATCACAGTAATGACGCTGTAATTGTCAGACGTTTTCACCTGTGGGGAAGAGCAAACAACATTGGGACAGGAACAATCCACGATGCTTTCTTTACTAACATCGCTCATGCAGATGATGCGAGAACAGCCTTGAGGACCATCTATGCAGATGCTCTCGGAGGCGACACTATCAGAAAGACCCTTGCTGCAATGCGTGACGCTGGTCTTTCTAGAACAACTTATAACGAGCTTCTTACTGAGGCTCGGACGTTAGGACTTATCAACCCCCCTGACGCAATTACACGAAAAGACATACTTGCCCCTATCCTAGAAGGAGAAGACTGGTACGGAATCGGGCCTTAGGGCAATGAAAATAAAGGAAAACTATTTGTAATAGTCAGGACCTCTTAACTAACAACCGGGATTGTATCCCTTTATCAAAAAACATTAAGCTGTGCTTAAGGAGAAACTAATGAGTATTGAAGAACTAAAAAAGAAGGTCAGCGACCTTGAAGCTAAGATTTCTGCAACAGAAGACGCAGATGAAAAGCTAGAACTGGAAAACAACCTTGAAGAAGCTAAGGAAGAACTTTCTACGGCAGAGGCGGCTGGAAAGTCTACCGAACCCGATGAAGAAGAAACCTTGGAACAAAAGATTGAACGCCTCGCTGATGCAAAGCTTGCTAAGATGAAGTCCAACATGGACAAAATGGCTGACAAGCTGGCTGCTGCTGAAAAGGAGAAAGCCGACCTTGAACAGTCTCAAAAAGACGCTAAGATGAAGAAGCTTGAGGAAGAAGGTAAGGTTCAAGAACTCGCAGAAATGAAAGTGGCTGAGGCCGAAGCAAAACTGCGCTTGCTTGAAACAGAAAATACCTCTCTGAAACGAGATCAGGTTTTGACGTCTGCTCTGTCAGGCTTAGACTTTAAGAATGATCGTAGCCTTGAACTGGCTCGAAAAGACATTGTTGATCAACTTGTCAAGGATGAAACCGGAAAGTGGACACACTCCTCTGGGGTTTCCATCACTGACTTCGTAAAATCATACTCACAAGATCAAGATAATGAATTCCTATTCCGCGCTAAAACAAACTCTGGAATGGGCAAACAAAACCCCGCTGGCGTTTCTGATACAAGCAAATCAAAGAAGATTTCAGAAATGTCACAAGCTGAAGTACTTAAACTCGCCGCTTCTGGTAAACTAGGTACTTTTGGTTATTAATCCATAGAATTAAGGAAAATTCGCTATGACTATTACAAATACAGACTTCCAGAATATCGCCCTTGCGATCTCTGCTTACGCTGATGAGGCATACACCTCCGAGCGCAAACTCAACTCGACAGGTATTGTCGGTATGCGGGATGACATCACCGCCGATGGCGAAAGCTTTATTGGTCAGATGCGCTGGTACCAGCCTCTCGCGGCTAACATCAACGTAGCTTCGCTTTCGAACGCTGCGGATGGTACTTACACTGACATTACCACACAGGTAAGCAACTACATCAAGACAGTTCGTACCTTCGGGGCCAAGCAGGTAAACCTGCAAGAGGTCGTTTCTAAGCAAGACGGTCTGGCAAAGATTGCCCGCGACTTTGGTGAAGTTCGTGCTCAAGACGAGCATAACGCCCTGTTGTCCGTCCTCAAAGGTGTTGCTGCTTCTGAAGTTGCTCTTGGTGACTTTGGTGGTACAGATGGTAACGGTCTCGCTGGTGGTGAAGGTGGTCTTCTCAGCTTCGACACTGACCCAGATACAGCCGCTACAGGTTTCTTCGTTGACATCAACGCTGCGGGTGAGTTCGGTCTTGCCGCTACAAACAGCACAGATGCTCGTCGTTTGTTCGACAGCACTGCTATTGGTGCTGCTCGTGGTGAGCGCCTGTTCCGTGCAGTTGGTATGGCCTTCAAAGACTATCAGCCTGACTACATGTACATGGTAACTAGCCCTGAGAACATGGCTGAATTCCGCGCTGCTAACCTTGTTGACGAGACCGCTGTTACTGATGGTAACCTTGTCTTCTCGACAATCTTTGGTGGTAAGTTCCGCTTGATCCCAACTCGTGCTAACCAGATGATCTCTGGCGCTGCTGCTGGTGACCTGAACGTCATGTCCACAAAGGCTACCTTCATTGTTAAGCCTTCCGCTGTATCTTTTGCTCCAGTTAACGTCCCTACTCCTGTCGAAGTAGAACGTGCGGCTGCTGCTTACACAGGTGGTGGTTCGACTGACATTTGGTACCGTTGGGGTTCCATCATGCACCCAATGGGTTACGACTGGGTTGGCGCGACTAACGTGTTCGCTTCTAACGCAACTCTCGGTGCAGCTGCCTCCTATGGCCGTAAAGTAAGCGCCCTGAACTTGGGTATTCTCCCAATCTTCCACTCTTAATCTCTAGGAGGAACTAATGGCACTAATTCTAAACACAAATAGTTATGTGTCTGTGGCAGAAGCCGACTCTTACTTCGAAACCCGAATTGATAGCGCAAGCTGGATTTCAAATGGTGACGCTGTAAAAGAACAGGCTCTTGTGACTTCAACACAGATACTTGACAACAATGCTTGGATTGGCTCGGCTGTTAGTTCCTCTCAAGCCTTAGCTTGGCCACGCGCAAATGCTACCTACTATGACCAACGTTTAGGTCTTGAGGTAACGTTTGCCGTGGACGAGGTTCCACAACTAATGAAAACTGCCGTTTTTGAACAAGCCCTCTGGCTGATTGAAAATGAAGACATCATGTTGCAGAAAAACCAGACCTTTGAGTCTATCTCTATTGGGTCTATCTCTCTTTCTGATAGCAATAATGACGTCCGTTCAACTCCAATCCGGTCCCCACAGGCAGGTAAACTGCTCATTCCTCTCACTCGCAGAGGAACGACTAATGCTTGGTGGAGGGCTAACTAATGTCTCTTCGAAACACTATCACGGCGGGTGTTAATAGCGCCTTCTCTGCCGCTGGTGACCTAGTTTCTACAGGTACCCTTATCGGTAAGAGTGTTTCTGGTTATAACTTTGGTACGGCGGCTACGGCCTCTACTACCACTCCTTTGACTGTAAAGGTTATCTTAATAGACCGTCGCGTGCCCGTTACTGGTGCCCGGATCACAGAAGCAATTCTGAAGTCTGGCCCAGACGTTTCTGTCTATGATGAACTACAGGTTAATGGTAAGGTTTATAACATTAGCGACTACTCAGACAACGGTTTCACAATCACACTAGACCTAGCAAGGGAGAATACATAAATGTATGAAGCCCTACTTAACGACATCTACGAGGTTATGTCTTCTGTAGCTTGGACCACCTTCTCTATTGAGGTTGTCCCTGTTGACTACAACGGAAAACTCAGTAAACCTAACGAGTACTGCCGACTCTCTGTGTTACCTTCTGAAGGTAAACAAGAAGCTTTTGGTAACTCTACCTCGTTGTCTGGTCTTATTGCTGTCAAAATCTTTGTTAAGGCCGGAGAAGGCCAAGGCAGGATCATGGCTGTAAGTGATTCCCTCGATACAGTATTCAAAAACAAGAAACTTACCAACGGAACTTGGCTTGGGACTTCCCATTTAAGTATGGAAGGGATTGACAATGACAACCCAACGCTCTACAGCGCATCCTATTTTATAAACTTTACGCATTATGGAGAACAATAATGACACATATTACCACAATCGGGGCTGGTATCTATACCTACCTTGATATCTTTGAGGGTACAATTCCGGTGGACACTGACACCGCTACAGAATTCGCTGCCCTTTTCGTAGCCGCTAACTCGGCTGAAATTACTCGTATGCCTTCTGTCCGTGAGTTCCCTTCTATTGGTACTCCGGCTAACATCGTTAACGTGCCAGTCTACGGCCAAGCAATCTCTTCGCAGGTTCAAGGTCAAGCAGATGCTCCTTCTCTGGAAGTAACTGTTAACTACGTGCCGACAGACATGCTTGCTTTCGAGGCTCTTAAAGGTCAACAGGTTGCCTTCCGCATTCTGATGTCCAATGGCCCTATCGACTTGGCAACAAGCCTTGGCGCTACGATCGTCCAAGAGAACACTGAGTTCTACTTCATTGGTAAGATCGAAGCAATCTTGGTCAACCCACAGTTGACAGATGCAACCACTGCAACCGTTACGCTCTCTTCGCAGTCCGACTTTGCTGGTCCTGCAACTGTAGCCGCTGTTTAACAACTTAAGGGGGAGTCCTTCGGGGCTTCCCTTTCTAAAGGAAGTATTATGACTAAAATCTACCAGTTCAGCAAACAGTTCGTCATGCGTACAACTTTCCGTCACATGCGCCGTAGTATCGATATCAGTATTCGCAAGACCTTTGAACGCTTCAAGGACTTTGAAAATGATAATGAAACAGGTCGTGAGATCATGGAAACCCTCGACGTGCTACACAAACTTCGTAAGATGCTTGATGACTTTCAAGTAGAAAACCCCGCCCTATTCAAGAAATAAACACAGTATTAAGGATAAGCTATGAAACACCTCATTGGTAAAGTACAGACAAAAGAAGTTGACTTCATGGAGGACAAGGTTACAATTCGTAAACTCTCCATCGATAGTGTTATGAAACTTCGTGATATCATCAAGAACGCTAAAGAAGAATCTGAACAAATGGATGTTCTCCGCTCCGTACTACGTATGGCAGTCGTTGATGCAGAAGACATGACAGATGAACAGTTCAACACCTTTCCCCCACAAGAACTAAACTTTCTCTCCGAACAGATTCTAGCCTACTGTGGCCTGTCTGATGGTGCAGGTGCAGAGGTGGGAAACTCACCAGCGAAGAAGAAGTAATTTTCGAGATTGCTCATGAGTTAGGTATGCCAGTCTATCAAATGATGGATGAAATGCCCTACACAGAGTTTAGAAAGTGGATTACCTTCTTCAAAGAACGCCCTGTGGGGTGGAGAGAAGATTACAGAGCTTACATGATTATGTCTACCTTTGGTTACAAGGGAAAGCCCGAGCAAGCCTTTGCTTCCATCGCAGCTCTAAAGAAGGCTGAGAAAGACAAAATAGTTAACGACCGTGCCGTTCCAAAAGGTAAGTTCCTCAACATGATGCTAAACGCAGTTGGGGGTGATGGTCAAAAATTTGAAGTGAAAGGCAAGTAAATGGCAAGAACTCCAATCGTAACTCTCGAAGTGGTAAACTATAAACAAGAACTTGCCCGAATTGAGAAAGAAGTCGTCGCCCTCGCTAATGTTGAGATCGAAGACAGAATTGACTACGCTACACAACAACTCGCTATTGTGACTCCTGTGAAGACAGGTAAGGCAAGACGCGGTTGGCAAAGTGATAACGTTAAAGACATTGATGGTTACTCCGGTGCAGTAATCGTCAACGACGTTGAGTATATTTCTTACCTAAACAACGGTAGTAGCAAACAAGCACCAGCCTATTTTATCGAACAAGTTCTGATACGTATTGGAATCTTATCATAATCCCTACTTGCCCCTGATGGCGTCCCTTCATTAGGGATACTTTCAGGGGCTTTTTTATTAAGGAGTTACACCATGAGTGGCGTAAGAATTAGAGTTAGTGCCGATAGCACAAGAGCAAGAGCAGACCTCTCTCGCCTAGAACGTTCTATCACAAGCATCGACAACACAACACAAAAGGTCACCCGTGGTTTCCGCAACCTTGCTTTAGGTATTACGGCTGCGGTAACAGGTTCAGCCCTAACAAAGGGGATTGCTAACGCTTCCGACTCTCTGATTAACTTAGAGAACAAACTAGCCCTCGTTGTTGGTCGCGGTGATGAGCTTGGAGGTACACTTAAACAGCTTTATGGTATCGCTGCTGGTGCTCGTTTACCTATAGCCTCCGCTGCTGAAACTTTCAACCGCTTTGGTCTAGCCCTTTCTGACTCTGGTCGTAGTACTGCCGAACTTCTCTTGGCTACGGAAGCAGTGCTTAAGTCAGCTACTTTGTCCGGCGCTACAGCAGAGTCTGCTAACGCTGCTATCATTCAGCTTGGTCAGGGTCTTGCTTCTGGTCAGCTTCGTGGTGAAGAACTCAACTCGGTCCTAGAGCAGATGCCTCGTTTGGCTCGTGCTATTGCCGATGGTATGGGTATTCCTTTTGGAAAACTCCGTGAGTTGGCAAAGGATGGTAAACTAGAAGCTGAAACAGTCTTTGATGCTATCATCAGCCAGTATGGAACCCTTGAAGAAGAATTCCAAACCCTAGAAGAAACCGTTGGTGGTCTTACAACCATCCTCAAAGACGAGTTCACTAGGGCGGTTGCTAACCTTGATAAAGAGTTTGGTTTCTCCAAGCGCCTAATTGAGGGTATTAAACTAGCTACAGAAGGTCTCCGCTTCTTTGCAGACAACATCGGCTACTGGGCACAACGATACCGCATTGAACTAGCCTTTATCACAAACGACTTCTACAACTTTAAGAATACTATCCTGCGGCTCTTTAGAGAGAACTTCGATATAGATATTACCTCAGTCACAGAACCTCTAGGTAGGCTGAAAACAACCCTCACAGACTTCTTCTCAGAAGGTTACGAGAGTATTTCTCTTAAAGTAGAAGCCTTGAATCTTGAAGATTTTATCCCTTCCTTAGACGCAGTTGTCTCAGGTGTAAAAGCCTTCGTTCATAAGATCAAGGACTGGTTCTACTGGCTTTACATGGAGATCACAGGTAACTCCCTATGGTGGGATATCTTCTCAGAACGTGTTCGGGGCATCGCTGGCCCCATGTTTACCGACGCTCTTGCCTTAGTTGTCACTAAGCTTACAACGTGGGGTACTACGATCGTTGGATTCTTCGAAGGTCTCTATGAGGACGTTAGTACAAAGTGGAATCAACTTTCTACCCTCCTCACTAACACAACCTTTGAAACTCCGAGTGGCACCGTCACACAGCGGAATACTCTAGGCCAAGGCATTGACTACGCTATTAACCGTACTAAGGTTCTCAGGGAGCGTCTTGGTCAAGTTCTTGCTCTAAACGAAACCGTAATCAACCCTCGCACTCTTGCTTTGGAAACCCAAAGATCACCTATTGGTAAGCTTCTAGACATGCTTGGTAACGGTGTAGCAAACATTACTGTGAGCCTAAGTCAGGGCTTTGCTGATGCTATAGATTCTCTTTACTCCTTCTGGGTAGCTGGGGGTTCTATCGCTGGTAGTGCTTTGACAAGAGGTGCCGCAGGAGCAGCCTTTGTTGTTGCTACTGTTGCTGATGCTGCTTCCCATGGTCGTCTTATTGCACAAGGCTTTATCGATCGTGTCCTAACCGATGCTGAGTTTGCAGGTGGAGCCGTGGCTACTGCCTTTATCGCAAAGCTTGCAACAGGTCTCTCTTTCAAAACCCTTGCTGTAGCAGGTATTGGCTTGGTGTTCTCTTCGGACATCTTGAACAGCCCCGTAACTCAAAAGTCTCTTGAAAGCCTTGGTCGCGGTATTGGTACTTTCCTTGGTAGCTTCTTTAGAAGTGAAGAGGGTAGTAGAGAAATCGCTTCTGGATTTATTGATGGTCTGAAGGCTTCCCTGCAAGCGTTGGGCGGCGGGCTTCTTGACGGTCTCTTCGGAGAAGAAAAGAAACAGTCTGAGCAAGCAGAAAGAGTTGCTGGTACAATTGGTGCTTTGATTGTTGGTTTCCTCGTTTCAGGTAAAGTGCGCAAACTCTTTATTGGTGGTGGTAAGATACTATTCAGTAGCCTCTTTAATAAAGAAACTGCTGGCGCTCTAAGTGGTAACTTCACAAAGGCCCTGAGAGCCTTTAAGTGGCTTACTATTGCCACTACCGTTGCTGCTATAGTTGGGCCTGCTCTTGAGGATGGTTTTAGAAAACTTTTCGATTCAAACAACCCTCTCGTAAACGGCCTGATCGACACAATTGATGAGGGTGTAATGGGCGCGGCTATCGGCGGAGTCTTGGGAGGTATGTTCGGTCCTTTCGGGGTTATTGGTGGTGCCATTATCGGTGGCCTCGCTGGCTCCTTTATAGCCGCTATGGCCCAAGGTGGTAACAGTGCTATCTTTGACTTTGGTGTTCGTTTAACAAGTACCCTTAAGGACATCTTCCAACAGGTTGCTGACTGGTTGGTGGGACCTATCGTAGACGCCTTCGCGGGCCTCTGGGACTCTATTGGTGCTGGTATGCCTAACTGGGCAAGAAAGTTCTTTGGTATTGACCCTATTGACCTCGATGTTAATGTTAGGTTTTCAGGAGAAGAACTGGCGAACCCGCAAGGTGTTCAAGGACTGGATCCAAACGTTGTTTCACCCTTTGCGACAGGAGGATATGTCTCTGGTGAGGGTGGCCCAACGGATGACAAGATTCCTGCCATGCTCTCTAATGGTGAGTACGTACTTAAAGCTTCTGCTGTTAGCAAGTTTGGTACTGGTACTCTCGACATGCTCAACAGAGGTATGGTTCCTAAGTTCGCTACAGGAGGCCAAGTTGGTAATCCTCAAATTGGTCAACTTGAGAGTGATCTCCGCAGGTTACGTGGTGAACTCATAGCCGCTGAACAAAACAGAGATCCGGGTCAGATCTCTAACTTGAGAAGGATCATCAGTTCTACAGAAGTTAAGCTTGCAGAACTCCGAGCGAATGACGCTGAAGTTTCCTTAGAAGGTGGCGCGACCTCTATCACTGAGGGCGGTTCATCTACTTCTGGTGGTAATGGTCCTAGAGAAGCGCCTGAACAAACCGAAGCAGAGAAAGTTGCTGAAGGTTATGCTGACAACTTCCAAAATGCCTTCTCTGGTGCTCTGTTTGACATCCTTACAGGGGAAGCTAGTAGTGAGACTTTCTTGGCCTTAGCACAGACTTGGGCCTATGATGTTCTTGACACCTTCTCTAAGAGTTTCACAGAGGCTCTCTTTGAGGGGCTTGGTCTGGATACTTTCTTGGAGGACAGTTTCGAAGGAATTGCTGACTGGGCTAAAGGCTTAGGTGGTAAAACTAGTGAGACTATTTCTGAGAACCTCGGTGACGAGGGCGCTTTCTCTGGTGTCTTCTCTGGCCTCGGTGACTTCTTTAAAGGTATCTCAAGTACGCTTGGTGACCTTATGTCTTCCGTTATGGAAGGCTTTGGGGGTGGAGGTGGTATCGGCGGTGCAATTACTGCTGGCCTAGGTTTCTTGGGGTTCAGTGAAGGGGGTCTTGTACCCTCTATGGGAACTTCAAGGACAGACATTGACTCTGTTCCTGCAATGCTAACCCCCGGTGAACTTGTTGTTCCTGCTGACAAGGTAAAAGGTTTCCTCTCTGGTAACGGTGGGGGTTCTACCCAGACCTTCCAAATCAACGTCACAGGGGATATCTCTCGCCAAACTAAGCAAGAGATCATGAGTATGATTCCTCAGATTGCGGGTGGTGTGAACCGTCAGAACAAGGAGAACAACTTTAGAAGGTAAGCTATGAAGAAATGGAAAAAGCTTTTCAAGCAACAAGGCGGAAAGCTGTATTGGAAGGAATCCCGTGGTCGAAAGGCTGCGGGTTCCGAGGCTGGCACTAATCATGGTGACGGTTACAAGACAGTCCGCATAGATGGTAAAGCACACTACGTCCATCGTATTGTAAAAGAAATGACAACAGGAAAGAAGATTAGGACGGGGGATGTCGATCACAAAGACAGAAACCGCTCTAATAACTCTCCAACTAACCTACGCAAAGTGAGTCGTTCAGATAATAACAAGAACAGACGCTCATGGAGTAAAAAGAAATGAAATTGGTTGCCCTTCGGGGTGGCCTTTTTTAACATTTTGGGACTAAAAAAAGTGAGAAAAACAGGGCATCTATAATAGAAACCTAAACAGGATAAAAAGATGTCTAAAGAAGAATTTGGAACCGTACTTGAGCTAGAACTACGTCTTGGTGATGTCGTAAAACTTATTGAGCCTATCGAGGAGAACATGAGACTTAAAGGTCACATCTACTCAGTTGCGTTTAATAATAAGCTCTATGACACCACCCCTGATAAACTTTGCCAGTACTATGGCTACACAACTGACACTGACCCTGATGTATTTGAGGTCCTCTACCACATCCCCCAAACAGAAAGCTGAACAAATGAGCTATGATATCTCAATCGGTAACATGAACCGGAACTACACAAGCAACGTTGTACCCCTGTGGGACGCTGCTATGCCTGAACTTAACTTGCGCGACATGCACAACATGATCGCCAGTGAGTGTGAGAACCATCTCCTTAACGGTATCCTCTCTATGGCGCAGAATCGTCACATGTATGAAAGCCTCGTTCGAGGGGAAGGTTGGGGAGACTATGCTGGCGCTCTGTCAGTCTTGGTCGAACTGTACTGTAACTGCGTGGACTGCCCTGATGACCACGTACGCGTCCACTGCTAAGGAAAAGAAAATGGAATACTTCTCCTACGACCCTATCCAAAAGGGTTACCCACAATACAGTATGATGTTTCACTTCGGGTTCGAGAGAGAGCGGATACTTCGTACTTTCGAAGAATACAAGGAAGATGTTCTTATCATTCTTCCTGAAGAAGACAAGGATGGAAGCTACTACCAAAGTAGGACTTCTACAGAACTCACCTTTGCTCAAAGGCGTTCTAGCATTGTTGCCCTCTCTATGGGTGATGACTTCTTTCTTGTGAAGAACCGCTACAACGGAAAGCTTGGCCACATGGGCCGCGACGAACTAGAAGCTGTAGTAAAACTCCTCAGAGGAAACTGAGAAAGCTAGCGCATCTATAATAGAAAAACCAACCCAACCCTAACCGGAGAACTACAATGATTGACTTTATCAAAACAAAAACACTCGGCGTTGCTAAGGTAGTACTTGGCACTTTTGTTATGCTTCTGAGCATTGCGTCCTTCGGGACTGCTGCTTACAAGTACGGAGAAGTTGTTTCCTACAACAAAACTTCGCTGGACTATGAGGAACTCATCGGAGAACAACAGCGCCGCAACTACGCGCAACTTGTTGCTATGGGTACTCAGTACCTTGCCTTAGTCGAAGAAGCGCGTGAAGAGGCGCGTCAGGAGTACCTTGCTCTAATCGAAGAAGCGCGTGAAGATACTAGCTCTGATGCTGTTATCAACTGGGAAGCAGTCGCTACCAAGTGGGAAAACACTACTACGAAAGTAGCAGATACTTCCTCACAAGCTTGGGGTGCAACAACAACGGCGACTAGCAACGCTTGGAATACAACCTCCTCTAAGACTCTTGAACTTTTTAACCAAGGCCGTAACTGGGTCTTAGCTGACTAAAGGAACTACTACTATGATTACCTACATACTTCTGGAAGGAGTGGAGGGAGTCCTAATCAGACTCTTCTTTGCAATGATTACTGCAATGATCGTCCCTGCACCAAAAGGTGGTAAGGGCAAGAAGTCAACCCCTGTCTTCTTCACACTGCCCGGATTTATGGGGCCGATCGCGGTGGTTTACTACATGCTGTTCCCTGCTTTGGGTGCAGTCTCCTTAGCTTTTGCTATAGGTTTCTTTCTACCAGAGAACTTCAAGTTCTTTGTCCAAGTACTTAACTACTTCAACCCGCCTCCTGAAGAGGCCAAAAACAAAAAGAAAGGGTAAAAACCCTCATGATGACAATTTTCTTAATCTGGAACGCCTACTACATTGTTGATTCTTTCAGCAAGAACCAGTAAGAAGTTTGTTGATAGTCAACCAGAGGCCGGAGTACTCTGTACAAAGTCCGGCACAATGACAACAACCCAACAAAGGACAAGTAATGTTCAAGTTTTACCGTGGGACCACCTTCCCAGAAGCCATAGCTCTCGGTGAAGGGTGCCAACACCATAACGATATATTTTGGTGTGACAGCTTTGAAGTGGCAGTCTATCTAAGTCAAGGGGCAGTCGCAGAGATCATCCTTGATGAACTACCACCCCACTTCAATGACTACCAGAGCCTTGTAAAAATAAAGGGATACCCTGAACAACGTCCTTATAGGATTTGGGGCATCTCCTCCGACTACTACGAAAAAGATAAGGGTTTATATAACCACATCGAAGATTTCAAAATCCACTACGAAGGATCTGACTATGAAAAGTCTTGAGATTTTCAGGATAGAAAACCCTGAAACAAACGAGGGTATGTACTCTACAGCTTACATGGAACTACCTTTTTGGTTCCACGAGCAGACCCACTGCCCCGGCCCTCACAGGGAACAAGAAGAGCCAAAGCTAAGTAAGTTTTGGGAATACCTAGAACACCACGGAGAATCTTGGGATTGGTACTTTGGCTTTAGAACCCTAAAACAAGCCGCCAAGTGGATTTCTCCTGATCGTTGGCACATACCTGAAGAAAAGTGGTTCAAGAAAGCTAACCGGAAAGTGGTTGTCTCTAAGTACGCTGTAGACTGCGAAGACAACATTTTTCACGGTAACTCCCAGTCTATCTTTGTGCGTGAGCGGGCCGGAATAGTTGATACTACCCCTTTAATCAAACTACAAGACCTCATTTAGGGAAACATAACATGTCTTTGAAACACACTGAGTACGAAACCTTTGACATTTGTAACATTAGAACTGTAAGGGAGTTCAAAAACTTCGTTGAAAACGTCTACAAAGAAGCCCAGCAGAAGGGTTGGACAGACCTCAAGTGGGGGTTTACTACAACTACAGACTATGACGATTACTCTGAAGCTGCTATAGAGTTCTACGGAAGCCGCCCCAAAACCCCGGAAGAAGAAAAAGCAAGTATTAGAGAGGGGGCTGTTAGAAAGGTTGCTAGAGAAAAAGGCATCAGCTACCACGAAGCTTCTACCCTCTATAACCTCCGTGAACGTAAAAAGATTGACTTCTAAACAAACTGGAGAACACAATGGCTAACTTCCCGAACTACGTTGTAACAGAAAAAACTTGCTTTGTAGATGCAGACGCTTCTAAGAAGCTATCTTTCTTGGAGTCTATTGATTTCATGTACCATCTGAAAGAGGAAGGACACGGAGATAAAGTTTTTGTTGAGCTTGCAGCTTTTAACCATACCTTTACCCTGACAAACCTAAAGAGTCTTCTTTTGCAAGGGAAAGTAGAGCTACTCCGCGCCTCCCTTGATAAGCACGGAGTCCCTATCCCAGCAGAGACAGAAGCAAATCTTAGTGCGGTTGGGGACCTTCTGACCTTCATCGAGTCCACTCGCTTTGCGAAGGTTTCGGATAAGTATAAGCTTGATGATCAAACTGAAGAGTTTAACCCAAAGGATAAGTTCCGTATCGGTACAAAAGATATCGCTATGGGTTATAGTCGCTCTGCTCATCACGTTGTTGAGCGGTTGTGGAAGAACGTCTCACAGTCTTGGTTTGATACAGACAATGGCTTCAAGGGGCAGGCCAGCTTCAGTCAAAACATCGCTGGCCAAAACCACAACGTTTCAGTACAAAAGAACATGATCCGTGTTGGTTGTAAGGACGTCCGTCGCTACGAACTAGAAGCCCTTGCCCTGAATATGGGTTGGAGCTTCCCTAACCAACTCTCCGAAGAATCTAAAAACAAATAAGGAAAACTAACATGACCTCACTACTTTGTTTGGCTACGGCCATCTTTTTCGAAGCACGTAACGAACCCATTGATGCACAGTACTTTGTTGCAGAAGTGGTTATAAACCGTGTACAAGATGAACGCTACCCTGACACTGTGTGTGAGGTTGTGTTCGAGGATAAACAGTTCAGCTTTACCCACGATGGTAAGTCTGATGATATGGCTGAGTACGACACCTACTTTGATAGGGAGGCTCAACACATGTCTAAGCTAATTGCTGGGGATGTTATCAATGCTAACAGCACCTCTATCACCTCAACCCACTACCACACTGCAAGCATTGATCCTTTTTGGAACGATGTCTACACCCTTGATGGTCAGTACGGCTATCACATTTTTTACACCAACGAAACCCCTTGGAGGTAACTATGAACCATCAAGAAGCCTTTGATAAAGCTGTGGCCCACCTTCGCAAACAAGGTGCTAAAGCTCACGATTCTTCACGCAGGACCGATGACGGTAGTCTGTTCTGTGCTTACCGTGGAGACAACGGTATGATGTGCGCAGTTGGTTGCCTCATTACCGATGAAGAATACACCAAATCTTTTGAGGGGAGGGCTGCCAGCTGGCTCCAAGAGAGACTCCCCGCTGGGAATAGCTTGGTGTTTTTGGACGGTCATTTCCTTGAAGGCCTCCAATCAATCCATGATAACTCCCCTCCGGAGCAGTGGGAAGATCAACTTAAAAACCTCGCAATAGACTACAAACTAAAATACAATGGAGTAGAAGCATGAAAATTACACGCACATCAATGGTCTCAGGCAATACCAACACCTTGGACCTCGATATAACAATGGAACAACTCCGAGACTACGAAGCGGGGACGTTGCTTCAGGACGCCTTCCCAGACCTTGATGCGGATGACCGTGAGTTTCTCAAAACAGGGATCACTCCTGATGAGTGGGACAACATGTTCAAGTCAGAGGAAGTCGATGAGGACGATCTGTTGGGAGAAGAACTTCTCTCAGATGAAGACCTAGCTGTACTCTTAGAAGGGGTAAACGTACTATGACAACCGAGATCAGAAACAGCCGCTCAGACCACCTTCACATCGAGTTTTCCAACGGGTTCACTCTCTCTGCTACTTGGCGGGAGGGTTCCTACACTAGGTTAAACGAGGTGGAACTTGGTTTGTGGGGTGAAGGACACCCTTGGGTTGTCCTCTCTGAGCACGATGACGTTGCTGGGTATGTTCCTATGCAACAGTGTTTAGAGATCGCCTACAAGCTTGGAGAACTTGCACCAACTTCTGGTGTAGATGAAGTTCGCCAAGTACTGAAAGAAACCCTTTGGAAAGGAACAGACTTTGAAGGTTAAAGTAAACTTCCCTAACGGGACCTACATTATTGTTGATCGCAGTATTGTAGGTAAGTTCTTCGAAAATGCAAACATTTCAACAGAGGACCTACCTGAAGACTTCGACCTTTCCGCGCCTGAAATCCGGCGTCATAACAACGCCTTTAGCTCCTTGGTTGGGGCTATTGACGCAAAGTGGGGTTACTCTTACGAGCCTCTAAAAGCCAAACCTCAGCCTTACATGGCTGGGGACCTACGACAGTACATGGATAACCTCATTGAACAGGAGTATGAGAATGACTATGACTACAATAACTGAGATCCTTGCCCGTTGCGTTGAACTTGAAGCGACTATGTCCGAAAAGGGTTTCACAGTTCCAGAGGTTGGGATTCACCTCCGAACTCACGGGCGCATTACAGTGGCCCTAGATTGTAGCTGCACAAGCCCTATTAAGTTTGATGGCGATCGTTCTTATGCGTTTGCTTATGGAGATACTATCGAAGAAGCTTTTGAAAAGGCCGAACTGTGTATCGAAGATATTGTAGATGTAGAAACCCAAAACAAAAAGAGCTACACCAAGAAACTGGCAGACGCTATTGACTTTGGTATGGAAGTCGGAATTGAACGGGCCTTCATTGAACCAGTACGAGAAACAAAGAACTTGGTCCTTGAGACCCTTATCACAAAGCAGTAGGAGAAACTATGCTAGAAGTCAAACATGTAAACGAGGCTAAGACCCTTTTCGACCTCCAACCAGAAGTAGGCAGCTACGTCGATTGTTGGAACAACTCTCATAAAGGCACACTGTTCCTTATCCAAGATAACTGGAAGTCGTGGGGTGGTGTGGGCTGCCCTTGGTGGGTTCCTCATGGTACAGAGGTAACCCCTGTTAAAAAGCCTGTTCGGGAGGCAAAGTACAAGGACCCAGCAAAGACACGGTACATCCCAACAAACAAAGTTCTTCAAATGGAGCCTGTTCGGGAGGTGGAGCGTCACACTAAACGGCGAGGTTACACTCGTTTCTCAGAAAGCTTCCGCCGAAAGGTTTGTAAGACAGCTATTATCCTTGGGGATATGAAAGAAGCCTCTGATCGTCATAAGGTTTGTCAAACTTCTGTCTGGAACTGGCTTAAAACCTACGGCTATGCTAATGACTTTGTGCAGACTAAGTACAAGAAGCGCGGTCTAGAGGTAACAAGCACCCCTTATGATGTTCCAGCAAACAAAGGTTATCCTGATCAGATGCGTCTAGCAGCCGCCATGTATGCAGTTGATTACAGCCCTCAAGCAGCTGCTAATCGCTATGGTGTCTCTTTGAGTTCAGTGTACTACTGGATTCATAACTACAACTTGTCTCGTGCTTACGCGAACAAGTAAATAACCCTTGCCTCGCCCCTTCGGGGGCGGGGTTTCTCCTTAACCTTTTTTTTTTTTCTTTTAGAAGGAGTAAGATGAAAACAGCACTAGAACTGTTATGCGAAGACTTTGAATTTCGCCAACGATACCTGTTAGACAAAACGGGACAAAACGTGGACAAGCGCAAGAAATCTTGGAAGCTTTATGGTAAGGACGGTAAGGAAGCCATTGAGGCAACCTACGGACACATCCTTACCGCGTTAGAGAGTAACACCTCTCTGTCGGCCCTGACAGTAAAAATGGGTGGAGTGATTAGTCGTCGTTTCAACTTGGACAGCGATGAGGTTGAGATGTCTCACCTCGGATGGTTCACCCTTGTCTCTTACTTTGAGATGGGCTACCTTAAATACAAAGCAAAACACATAAAGAAGAGGAACGGAAAGAAGACAAAGTACCCAACCTACCACATCTATGTAACTAACACTGACGCAATTAACTCTCTCTTAGAGTCAGTAAATAGGGACAAAGTGGAACTATTTCCCTCGGCGGGACCTGTAGGTGATTGGGAAGAAGGGTTTCTTCACCCTATAACTAAGTATCCTCTGATCAAGAACGCTTCAGAGGATACTATCCAAAAGGTAAAAAACCTTGAGTTGACCTACATTAAGGACACTCTCAACAAACTAAACAACACAGGCTGGCGTATTAACCAACCAGTATTCGAAGTGTTCAAGGCCAGTATGCACTGGGAAAAGACGCCTTTTAAGTTTTCAAGAGAGATCGATCCGGTAAAGAAAACCTCTTTGCTAATTGAGATAAACGCTATCAAGGGGATAGCAGAAAGGCATAAAAATAACACATTCTACCACCTATACAACTTGGACTTTCGAGGAAGAATCTACCCTAACACAGCTTTCCTTCACGAGCAGTCCTCTGATAATGCCAAGGGCTTGCTTCTGCTTGAGGACTCCGTGCCGCTTGGAGAAGAAGGATACTACTGGCTCTGTGTCCACGCAGCCAACGTCTGGGGAAACGATAAAGTAGACCTAGATGATCGTGTAAAGTGGGTTCAGGACAACATAGACGATATACTACGCTGGGGTGCTCTTCCACAAGAGTTCCGTGGCTGGATGGAGGCTGATAAGCCTTTCTCTTTCCTTGCTGCCTGTGTTGAGATCAACATGTTGGATAGTTGGGTACAGTCAGGTAACAACCCTCACGACTTCCCAAGCAACCTACCTGTTTACATTGACGGGTCAAACAATGGTGTTCAACACCTTGTTGCTATGTCTAAGGATGAGACTATTGCACCTTTGGTCAACCTAACTCCCTCAAAACTACCGGGAGATGTCTATCTTTACATTGCTGAAGCCGCCATGGCTAAAGTCAATGAAATGGTAAAAGCTTTAGACGAGGACGAGGTTGACAAGTTTGAGGGTCTTTTCTCTAAGTACGTTAGTCTTTTAAGGGTAATAGAAGCTGCCCCAGACAACTCTGAGAAGAAGGCTTTAGCTTGGAAGGCTATGCTTGAGTACAAGAACCACAACCACACCTTAAGGGAGAAGCTTTTTCCCGTCTACTGGTCCAAGATCAAAGACAAAAAGGTTTGGCGTAAAATGCTCAAGAGAAACGTCATGACCCTCGGTTACGGGGGTACACGTCAAGGTATGGGTGAACAAGTTGTAGAAGACACTCGTGGGATGAGTGACTACCTTAGAGACAAGGAACCCAAGTGGGGCTACATGCTTGGTAGTATGGTCTTTGACCTCTGCTATGAAAAGCTTGAGGGTCCCGCAAGGATGCTCCAAATGTTTCAAGAGCTAGCTGTTAGGGAGAATGACCTTAATAGGCACCTGACTTACACCCTCCCTATAACTGGGTTCCCTTTCCAACACAACTACAGGAAACCCAAAAGCAGAGATGTAAGCTTCTACTACGGGGAAGAGCGTATCCGTTTGACACTAAGTATCTGGCAGGAGGCCACCTTAGACAAACAGAAGCAGAAGACAGGTACAGCACCAAACATTGTACACAGCTTTGATGCTGTTCACCTAGCGAGTGTCGTCCATGATGCTCTCTACGTAATCACAGTTGTCCATGATTCTTTTGGGTGCCATGCGGGTAACATGGGACAACTTTTCTACCACGTTAGAGAGAAGTTTATCGATCTTTACGAGTTGGAACCTTTAGAATATGTAATGGCACAGTTAGATGCCTTAGACCTTATACCAGAGAAAGGGACATTGGATGTCACAAGAGTTCGATCTTCAGAGTTTTCATTCGCTTGAGGAAGATGACGTGTTAATCTTAGACCCGATCGGGCTAGGAAACTCCGGTGGAGAATTCCTTGTCCACGAGAAATACCAAGGGCTGAACTTAGGGTCTGTAATCACAGGCTATTTTTACCCCTTTGAAACAGGAAACCAGTACAAAAGTACAAGCTATTATGGAGAGATTATGGAAGAAGATTGGTACAAGATCAAAGAAGTAGTCCACAAGGTAGGAGCATAAATGCAGGCTCAAACTACGGATGAACTAATCAAATACATGAACGAGGTAAATCGGCCTGTGCTTGTAATCTCAAAACCAGATTACGACGCAGAGCCAGAATTTCTTAGCGTTGAGTCCTTCGACGCAGAAGAAGAAGCATTTCAAGTACTTAACCCCGCTACAGGAGAGTGGGGTGAGTGGTATGTAAATGATAAGTATCTCTATGATATCATTGTGTAAAAAATACTGCCGCCTAATGACCAAGGCCAGTTGCCGACGCGGTCAAACAACAACAAAAATGAAAACAAAAGGAAAGCAAATTTATGGCTGTAATTGAAAACGTAGAACTGTGGTGGGTAAAGTGTGATCCAGAGGATCCAGTAAAGAACGATGATGATGACAAACCAGACTACTGGGAAGTCCAAGTTCGTACCACTGACAAAGAAAAGGCTCTACACTGGAAGAAGAATAATGTTCGTTTCAAACCTCTGAAGCGTATTGTTCGTGATGACAAGGGCGAAAAAGTCCTAGATGAAATGAATGAGCCAGTTCGAGAGAACGTTCTAGATGAGGATACAGGTCTGCCTTACTTCGCAGTCACTCTTCGTCGCAAAGTCACAAAGGCTAACGGTAAGGAAATGCCCCCTGTTAGTGTTCGTGGTGGTATGGATACTCTTGATCCTAACATTATCGGTAACAAAACTATCGGTAACGTAAGTATCTTTCAGTACGACTACGTTTATAAGGGCGAGGAAGGTATTGCTACAATGCTAAAGGGCATTCAGGCAGTAAAACTCGTCAAGTTCGAGAAGACAGGTGGTGACGATGAGTTTAAACCTGTTGAAATGGAAATCGTTGGGGGTGGTAATATTGATGATATCAATGAGACTCCTTCTGCAAAGACCCCTGTTAAAGGGAAGTCTAAAGCGAAAGCTAAAGAAGAAGACTTCGACGATGACAATATGGACGACGAAATCCCTTTTAACTAAGGGAACTTGTCCATGAGCACCATTGAAAAATGGCGGCAGGTTCCTGATCTACCTATAAAAGCTTCGTCTTGGGGTAGAATCTGGAAAGAACCAAAAGAAGGCGTACCTCTCCCAAACGGAGGGGTGCGTCAGTAAACCACCCAGACTTTATTGAATACTGTAAAAGTCGAACTGGGGAGTATAGCCCTTACCGAAAAGGGAAAGCACTAATGGAGAACCTGTAATGGGTTCTCCTTTTTTATCATTTTAGGAATGAACAAGAATGTATAAGAACGACTTACCAAAAATCAAGAAGTTTGTGCTCGAAGAAGGCATCAGCGGTATGGACCGTGTTTTCTACTTTATGTTGGGTTCTATCCGCGTAAAGTTTTTGACCCTCCCTTCAGTAACAGACTCGATCGTTAAAGAAGGTGCCCTCTCGCGCCATATTTGGGGCAACAAGGCTACGGCCTACAAAGACTACAACCGCTTAGACAAGATCAAGCTGTTTGAAGACGTGTTTGACCCAGCAAAGAGCACCATAGATCTATCTCGTGAGCTAACGGATATCAGGGGCATCGGAGTCACCAAGTCGTCGTTCTTTCTGCAACTCTTGGGCAGAGACACTGCTTGCTTAGACGTACATAACCTCAAGAAGTTAGGGTTCCACCACAAGAAGTTTGCCAAGAAAGATATTGAGACCGCCAAGCAATACCACAAGACTGTAAACGAAAAGGGTGCAGCTTTCTGGTGGGATAGCTGGTGTGGAACAATCTTTGACGGTTATTCTGAATACTTCGAAAGCCCCGAACAGATTTCTAACCTCCACCTTGAAATCATTTCAGGTCAGGTTACTGACAACTTTAAGAAAGTATAAGTACAATGACCAAAGTTTATCTAATCTACACTATGGGGGGAGAAGACCCTCTTTACACGACCTCTACCTTAGAGGTAGCTAACGAGGTAGTTGAACAACTACTTTTAGAAGACAACGAGCAACTTGGTTATCCTCTATCCTACTGGATAGTAGAACAACCCCTCGTTGAGAGTCTATCCGACACAGAATACACCCCCAAACTAGAGGACTTAACCCCATGAAACCTAATTACAGTGAAGACCTACTCTATGAAGTCATGCTTACTGAAATGAAAAACATAATTGAGTTCGAGGAGACAGAGGGTAACGACCCTTACGAAACAACCTACGAGAAGGCTATAATGATTGCCGCTGCGTACCGTATCCTGCGTCACTACACAAATGGCTCTGACTTCAAGGCTTTCTGCGAACTACGCCGCCTTGTACGGGAGAAACACTATGGCAACGACTAGTATCATTCTTGTCTATCGGCAAGGTGATGAAGACCCACACTTTGCAACAACAACCCCAGAGATTGCTCAAGAGTGTTGTGACATACTTAACGCTGAAGAAAAAGAAAGTGGTTGGGCTGGTGCCTACGGACCCTTTGGGTGGGGTGCCTTAGAACTAATTGATTCAGTAGAAGACTTAGGGGGACTTATATAATGATGATCTCAGTCTGCAAGAACGTTATTGCAAGTAATAACAAAGCTGGCTGGCTCTTCCCTGAACCCGCTATTCGAGTCTCTACAACCAAGTCGGGGAAGGTAGTTCAGCGAGCACACAAGCTGGCTATCAAGGACAAAGACGGTAACATCGTTGCCACTATCTTGTCATCGACCGATGGAAACCCTGTCATCAAGTGTGGCGCTAAAGTCGCTATTGATACGGTGTATGAAACAGAAGTATTGGAGTAAACTATGGAAGAGTACCAAACAAGAACTCAGAGGCTTGTCTTTGTTGTCCTAAAGCAATACAAGTCTGGCTACCAAGAAGAAGTCATGCACTGTGCTTCTGCTGACTACGCACGAAGGTCTATCGAGGGCTTTGGTGGTGAAGGAGAGCATGAAGACTACCACGGCTGCTATACCCTTCACTACTATGAGCGTTGGGAAGAAATCGAGTGAAACAGTGTATCAACGAAGGTTGTGTTAACCCTGTTAAAAAGATATCCTTCTCAAAGTCTGGTTATGCAATAAAACACAACTTTTGTAACACTTGTATACAAACAAAGTCAAACTACGGCATAACTGTGCCTGAGAGAAATGCCCTTCTCGAAGAACAATCAGGTACCTGTGCTTTGTGTGAAAAGGCCATAGAGTTCAAAGGTCAAACGAAAAAGGGTGACAGTAGTGAAGGTGTTGCGGTTGTTGACCACTGCCACGACAAACAAGTTGTTAGAGGGATACTTTGTAGCAACTGTAACAGGGGTTTAGGTTTGTTTTATGAAAACAAAAACACACTTCTAAGAGCAATCAAATATTTGGAGAATACGGAAAATGACTAAATCTAAAGACCATGTGTATCTTTGCGGCCCGATGGAAGACGTATCAGTAGACCACATGACAAGCTGGCGGCGTCAGGCCTCTGAGCGATTTGATGCAGCAGGGATTGACAGCCTTGATCCAACGAGACGAGTATCCTTCCATGATCAACTTCAGGGTGTAGACCACCTACAAGAGGTTGTAAAGGGAATGAACATCTGCAAACGTATCTTCAAACAAGACCTTGAAGACATTGCCAACTCTAAGGTGATGCTTGTTGACGCTCGACGGTCGTCTGGCAAAGGAACCGGAACGGCTATGGAAGTCATGTTTGCTCACACAAAGAACAAGATCATTATCCTCTGGTGTGATGAAGATGATCACCCTCACCCGTTCTATGAGGCAATGTACTCAGAGAAACACTACAACCTTGAAGACGCTATTGAAGCTGTACTGGAGTACTTCTGATGATGTCACCTGAACGAGAGAAAGAGATTATAGCCGCTATCCGCCTTGTTGTTGAGGAACAGTCAGAGGGCGAGTGGGACGATTCAACTGTAGACTCTGATACTAACATGTTCTTCAACCAGCTTTGGGAGTACTTTAGCGATGACAGTTAAGATGAAAGACAACCGGATGGAAGATAGCTTTAAATCAAACGAAATGCGAGAGCTATACAAGAGTGTAATCAAGGAAGAAGGCTACATTGTTTACCACATCTTCTACGATGGCTTCTATGGTAGCCGTGACTGCCGTATGCCGGGACTCGGCTACGTTGGTTACACAAGCCTTCCAACAATTGAAGCTATTATGGAACGATACAGGATTGCGAAAAAGGAGATCGCTGCAGGGCTTGGTAAGCCGCGTATGGTCGATAAAATGATCAATCAGTGGGGCAAAAAGATTGGGTTCAAGGTCCTGTGTAAGGGTTTGACAGAAGCCTCTGCCCTCCAAGTTGAGGGTTTGCTTCGGCCACCTTGCCTCACTTACACCTACGATCGTTTTATCTGGAACACAAACCCCGGAGGGAAGATCTATGGGAAAGAGTCTTGACGGACAAACTCTTGATGACCTGTTCGAAGAACGTGCAGCAATACTAGAGTACGATGCTGGCCGTAGTCGCTGGGAAGCCGAAACAATGGCGGCTCAGGCTTATGGTTTTAAAAATAAGTTCGACTTAAAACAAGAAGTACAGCGTAGAAAGGCTCAAAACAATGTATGACCAAGTTGTAGAAGATATGATTGGCAAGGTACCAGAATCTATCACTGGAGCAGATAGAGACTCAGACTTACTTGAAATGAAGTTCAGTGATGGGAGTTCTATCTCCTTCTACCACAACCAAGACTGTTGTGAGAGTGTTGATATCAACGACGTTTACGGAGAGCTAAACGACTTGATCGGACACCCAATTCTTGTTGCAGAAGAACGTTCCGAGGATGGGGATGAGTCCTATGAGTCTAGCACTTGGACCTTCTACACTTTCCGTAGCCTTGGTGGCACACTAGAAATCCGGTGGTTGGGAACTTCCAATGGTTACTACTCAGAGAGTGTTACTTGGAGTTTCAAAAATGCAAAGTGAAGAAGAGGAGACTGTTTATGATGAAGAACCCTGCTGTTGGTGTAACGACCAAGGGCCAGAAACAGAGGATGGTGAGAGCCACCCTTGCGCATTTTGTGGAGTAATGTCATGAACAACCATCCAGCAAGTTTTGCTATGGGGTTTCTACTGGCGGTAATCGCCTTTAATGTATCTTTCAGTGTCGAAGAGAGTATCTGTCAAACAGACTATAACGTCGCTGACTGTAGGTACACTTACATACCCTCTGGAAGCAACTTAACACTCACAGCACCCAATGAAATAACTTACGACTGGCCTATTGGAAGCTGGTACGGTAGAGAGGAACTTAAATGACAGCAGATAATAAATTTCACGGTGACTTCAGCACCCTAACTGATGAAGAGAAAGACCTAGTCATCAACCCAAAGCACTATAAGATTCTTGGTGTTGAGGTGATGCAGCTGTTCCTCTATAAAGGTATGGAGTATATGGACATTATGAGGTACGCCCTGTCACGACATACAGGGGTTATTGCCCACGTCCTTGGTCAAGTCTTCAAGTATTCTTTCCGCTTAGGTGGGAAGGATGACGAACTACAAGACGCTACAAAGATTGCTTGGTACGGTAACCGTCTTGTTGAAGAGATCGAGTTCAAACGCGGTATCCGTAAAGAGGAACCTCGTGGTGACTTCCCAGAAGGGCTACTCTCAGATAGACAACGAGTCATTTCTCATCTTGAAGAAGCAGGTAGGCTTCTTGATAGACATGACGAAGTTAGAAGCCCAGACCTTGACGACGCGTTCGCTTTCATACAAAAAGCTAATAGTAAGATGGGCGACTTCGTAGGTGACTTTTAATGATCCTAGTTTTCGACACAGAGAATAACAACCTCCTACGAGGAGTTTCTAAGTTTCACTGCGGAGGGGCTATTGACGTTGCTTCAGGTAGAGAGTACTGGTACGGTCCAGACCAACTAGATGAGTTCCTAGCCTTGCTAGATGAAGCAGAAACTATTGTGGCCCACAACATCAACGGCTATGATATTCCTGCTTTACAAAAGATCAAGGCACTCTCAGGGGAAAGCTGGGTTCCAAAAGCCCATATACAGTGTACCTTGGTCATGTCTCAGGTAATGAACTTCCAGAGGTTTAACGGTAAACACTCTCTGGGTGCTTGGGGTAAGTTTTTTGAAGAGCAGAACGAGGCTTCCTTAGCTAAAGCTATTCGTCAAGGTAACAAAACTAATGCTGAGAAGTTTAGGGAACTTAGAGGTACCTTCTACAAGGGTGACTATAAGGGCGGCTTCGAAACCTTCAACCCTGAGATGTTTGACTATATGAAGCAAGACGTGCGGCTTGGTCTTCTAGTTTACAAGTACCTCCGTAAAGAGATTGTTAAGTACATCAAGTCTTCAGGCTCTAAGGGCGTTCTGACAGCCTTAACCAACGAAATTCGCATGGATGAAGTTATGACAAGGCAGTCTGAGAATGGCTGGCTTTTCAATAAAGAGGGCGCAGAGGAACTCCTCATTAAAGTTGAGGAAGAAATCCAAGCCACAAGAGACTTCATTAACCCCATGCTCAACCCTACAGTAAAAGTCATCGACCCTGACACAAAGACTGACTTTGAACCAATAACAGGAAAGCGCCATGGTCAAACGAAAACACCTACTTATACAAAAGCAGGAAAACTTAATCAGCACCTTATCAATTGGTTTGGCCTTCCTGATGACACTGATGTTAATTCTAGCCCTTTCTTTCGGGAATCTCTGGGCTTTTGTCGGGTTGATTTTATTGATGGTGATGTTGGTAATACTACTACGGTTAAAAATCACCTGTACACCATCGGGTGGAAGCCTGACGAGTGGAATTGGGAGAGGGTGGGACGACAGTTTGTAAAGAAGTCAGCTAAGCTCTCAGATAGCTCCTTAGAGCCTCTGGGAGAAATTGGCCAGCTTCTTATGAAGTACTACACCTTAAGATCAAGGAAGTCTATCATAGAAGGGTGGTTCACCCACATCGATGAAGAGGGTCGTCTCCACGGGGATGTCTTTAACATTGGTACTCCAACCTTTAGACAGACCCACAAGATTATTGCCAACCTACCTTCAGGTAAGGCGGAGTTAGGTCCTGAGATCAGGGCGCTCTTTATTGCTCCTCCGGGTCGTGTGTTGGTTTCTGGTGACTCCGCTGCTTGTCAGCTACGGTTGCTTGCTCACTACATGGAAGACCCAGAGTTCACACAAGAGGTACTTACTGGAGACGTTCACCAGAAGAACGCAGACATTCTTTCTAAGGCTGTAAACAGTCTTAAGAGTAGTACCAGTCACATTGCCATTGAACGGGCCTTGGCTAAACCCTTTATCTTTGCCTTCCTGTATGGTGCTGGGGGTGCTAAGTTGGCCCGTATTCTTGGCCTCTCTGAGAGAATTGGTGCTGCCTTGAAAGAGCAGTTCCAGAAGGCTTACCCTAAGCTTGACTCTCTTATCAACGATACCAAGTTCGATGTCGCCAGCACAGGCTTCATTGTTGGGCTTGATGGGCGTCCTGTCTTCTGTGAAACGGAGCATAAGGCCCTTAACTACCTGATTCAGAGTGCTGAAGCGATCGTCATGAAACTGACTATCTTGATGATTGAAGAGCGTTTTAAGGAAGAACTCCCTAACGCTAAAATCTTGCTGTTCTACCACGATGAGGTAACTTATGAGGTAGACGAGGCCGACGCGGAACGAGCACGAGAGATTATGATTGAATGCTTTGAAGAGGCACCTAAGGAGGTAGGTATTGATTTCATGACTTGTGGCGACTGCAAAATCGGAAACGACTACTACGAAGTTCACTAACAGAACAAAGGAGCCTTTTATGGGCATGTACACAGAACTCTTTCTACAAGTTGGGGGGAGGCTTAAATAGACAATGAGCAGCTTTCCCTCTTTCAAGCACTACCTAAGGCGGGGGTTCAATACAACGAGGAAATCCGCAATCGTATACGCCTCGCAGTTGCAGCCTACACCTATGAGTATGAGAATACCTCCATCATGTCTGATGCAGAGTTCGATCGTATCTCGTATCTCATTCAGCCCGAAGTGAAGACTGGCAACATCAAGCTAGACAACTTCTTTAAAAAACACTTCGAACCCGCAACTGGTATGTGGGTTCGGAAACACTCCAATAAGAAAGGTTTGAAGAACATTTATGAAAGATACTACAACAAAGGGGGTAAGTTCTACATCGGTCCCCGTGGGGTTCCACCTGATTGATCCAGCCACGGAAGCGGTAAGGGTTGCCAACCTGCAGACAGCTTTTTATGCAAACACAGGTCAGGAATACGAAGAAGCTATCAACTACTTTTTAAGAATTGGCTCTGGCTACGGCACAGAGGTAGTAAACCTAGGGGCAGCAAAATGACTAAATTCCAACCAGTAAACTTCTTCTACACCCCCACAACGCAGGGCAACCTAGAAGACCTTTTACGTATACACAAGGATAACGGTATGATGTGCGCCATGTTCATGCACAACTACCTCTGCCAAGAGTTTAACAAAGAAATTGAGGCTAACTATGTTGAGAAATAAATGTACACAGTAGAGTTCTTTCAAAATGCTGCTGTTGTAACTGTTCTCGATGAGTATGACAACTTCGAGGACGTCCAGATTATCATTGATGAGGAGAATACAGTCTACCTGCGTCAGTGGAATGAAGATAAAAACGAGTATGATCTTTTGGAACTAGGCTACAAACAGTTCTTAGACATGGCTGCTTCCCTGAATTCCCCTGAAGGCTTCCACCAAATTCAACCAGAGGCTAAAGCATGACACCAGAAATGTATACTAAACTGGCGCTCAACTTTGTTGAGGAAGGCACCACAAAAGAAACCCTCTACGTTGGCTTTGCCAGCGAGTGCGGTGAAGTCATGAAGGAGCGGATGAAAGAAGTCCGTAAAGGGGAGCGTAAGACGGTAGAAATTGCTGATGAGCTAAGTGACGTTCTCTGGTACGTTGCTATTCTTGCTCATCAGCGTGGCTACACTCTTGAAAGCCTCATGGAACACAGTATTGCTAAACTCGAAAACCGTCTTCTTAACCCAAAGAAAGGGTATTGAACCGTGGAAGAAATGACAGAACGAAGCAAGATCATAGACGCTGTAGGCTTGGCTGTAGACTTTGGCTGGATTGGCGGTGCTCACCATAAGGACTGGGTTATCGATCAGATGGTTCGTAAACTACAAACAGAACAAGAGTACAAAGACCTACGTCGAGCTATCCCGGATTGGGAAGAAGGTATTGCCCCTTAACCCCAAGTAAACAAAGGTGGAAAAATACTGCCGCCTAATGACCATAGGAAAGGAAAATTTATGTCTAACTGGTACGACGAAGCTATGAATGAACTCGAAGAAATGTTTGAGGAGGGGACCCTAGACGCCGAGGGTCTCCGGCGAGCAATTCGAGACCTTGATGAAGAGTTCGAAGAACACGGTGAATAAGGAGAAAAAATGATTGTTCTAATTGATGGAGATCCACTAATCTACCAAGCTTACTGGCCTGTGCAGGTTACTTATAAAAAGTATCTGAAAGGTCTAAAAGAGCGGCTGTTGATGGGTGAGCTTTCCCAAGAAAAATATGAGAAGAAGCTTGAAAGAGCAGAAACTTCTTTCCTCAAGAGAGGAAAAGTCAAAGCGATTGCTAACATCGATAGACTTATTGCTTCTATTTTAGAAGACAACTTTACTACAGAACATGTTATTGCTCTAGGCGGTCCAACCAACTTTCGAAAGGACTTATATCCTGAGTATAAGGTTTCCTCCACGCGTACAACAGTGCGTGACAACAAGCCACCTTTCTTTGATGACTTGCATGAGCACATTGCTTCTATGGAAACCACTATTGTTTCTGAAGGGTGTGAAGCAGATGACCTAATTCGTATCTGGTCGTTAGAGTGTGAAAAGGAAAACAAAGAGTTCTTCATCTGTTCTATTGATAAAGACCTCGACTGTATTCCGGGTTGGCACTACTGTAACATCCACCCAACCAAAGGGCCTCACAGTTACGAGGTAACCCCTGAGTATGCCAACTGGTTCTACTGGAAACAAGCCCTCATGGGAGATAACGTTGATAACATACCGGGAATCTGGAGAGTTGGACCAAAGAAAGCTGAAGCTATTCTTGCTGAAGTTGAACCCGAAGACTATGAAAGGGCTGTCTGTAAAGCCTATGATAAAGCCTACGGAGAAGAAGGCTACGATACAATGTTGTTGAACTGCCGACTACTTCACATTTGGCGCTACCAAGATGACCACTTCAAGGTCCCACGGGAGCGGTATGATGCTTTTATCAAAGACTGATTTAGGTCACTGGAAGTACTTTGGTCCCCTGCCAAAGGACGCTGATGATGAAACCTACTTTGGTTTTGTCTATGTTATTGAAAACAAGGCAACCAAACAGTTCTACTGTGGTAAGAAACAGTTCAGAGTTAGGGGTGCTAAACGTTCTAAGAACTACAACAAGTCTCACTCTTGGAGAACCTACACAGGCTCCTCCACCCACCTCAACGCAGACATCAAGGCTCAAGGTAAGGAGAACTTTGACTTTACAATGGTGTCCCTGTATAAGACCAAGGGTGGCTTGTACTATTCAGAGGCTTACTCTCAGATGGTCTTGGGAGTAATGACACACTACAAACCTTGTGGAAAGATTCCTGTCTGGTATAACGGACAGATTGGCCCTGTAAGGTTTGCTCCAAAAGAAGACATTTCAGAAAACAACCTTAAGTTTATAAGGAGTTTTATTAGGAACAAACGATGGCAAGAATAGTTGAACATATCTCATGCACCTTTTGCGGCAGTGAGGATAACAGAGCAGTCTACGATGATGGACACAGCTTTTGTTATACCCCTGACTGCCCTAAGGCTTATTTAAAAGGAGACTCAATGAGTGGTTACGAAGACCTAGACGCAGAGTTCGATGAAGTCAAACCTTCCTCTCTACGATCAAACGACTCCAACACGGGCGATAATCGCGCTTGGTTGGTAGAGAAGGTAATTAACGAGTTCAAGAGTGAAGCGATGCCTAGTCGAAAGGTATCCAAGGCAACCTACGATTTCTATGGTGTAAAGGTTGCCTACAATAGTGCTGGGATTGTTAACGAACAGTACTACCCCTACCACAAAACATCAGTCCAGACAACGGAGTATGAGGATCAGCCTCAAGGCTTCAAGATTCGAGTGCTCCCTAAAGACTTCAAGTCTAAGGGTTCGATTGGCAAGTGTGCTGGCCTCTTTGGTATGAACAAGTTTGGTTCAGGTGGTAAACGTCTGATCATTACAGAGGGTGAAGAAGACTGCTGTGCGCTTCAAGAGGCTACCTTCCAACATTACAAGAAGTACTACCCTATCGTTTCCCTACGTTCTTCAAGTATTACAGAGGATCTTCTAGAAGACCGTGACAAGATTCGCTCTTATGATGAAGTCATTCTTTGGATGGACAACGACGAGGCTGGTGAAAAGGCGCTACAGAAAGCAGCTAAGATCATCGGCTATGATAAGGTCAAGTACATTTCCTCTTCGGAGAATGATGCTTCAGACCTCTGGATAAAGAACAAAGCTGATGTCCTTAAAGCTGTCTGGAACGCTAAAGAATACACCCCCGCTGGAATCTTGACTAAAGAGGGCCTTTGGGCACAGCTGGAAGCCTACAACAAGATTGAGTCGGTTCCTTACCCTCCTTTTATGTCAGGGTTGAACGACAAACTTAAAGGGATGCGCTTTGGCGAAATCACCCTTTGGACTTCTGGTACAGGCTCAGGTAAGTCTACCCTACTACGAGAAATTGTTCTCTGGCTTTTAGAGACCACCCCTGACAAGGTTGGTATTATTAGTCTTGAAGAATCCCCTGCTGAGACCGCTCGAAAGATGTCTGGCATGTCTATTTACAAGAACCCTGCTGCCGAGGAACTCACTGATGAGGAGTTGAAAAGAGGGTTCGATACCGTCTTTGGTGACGATAGGGTTATTGTCCTTGATCACCACGGTAGTGTGGCGGACTCTCGTATTGTAGATCACCTTGAGTTTATGTGCCTGAAAGGAGTGAAGTACCTCTTTTTAGACCACATTACCTTACTTGTATCAGAGGGTGCAGATGGGCTTACTGGTAACGAAGCCACAGACAAGGTTATGAATGACCTTCTTCGAGTCGTTAAGAAACATGACTGCTGGCTTGGTCTTATCTCTCACCTACGAAAGACCCCTGACAGTAAGGGTCAGTCGTTTGAAGAGGGCAAGCTACCAAGTCTTGATGACATCCGTGGCTCAGGTTCTATCAAACAGGTTTCTATGGACGTTATTGCCTTTGCAAGGGATGTTTCTGCAACAGACGAGACCGTAAGGAACACCATTAAGACGAAGGTTCTCAAGTGCCGCTACACTGGTCTTACAGGTCCGACAGGGAACCTTAGCTATGACTATGAGACTGGCCGAATGACTTCTGCCAAGGGTGAGTTCAATGACGAGATCATGGAAGTAAAAACTAAATTAATCAATGTAAAAGAAGAAGAACTGGATTTTTAACTATGAGTAAACAAGCAGATATTGTCAAGGCTATCACCACGATTCTCGTTGTAAAGCTTGCGGCAAAGATTGAACTATCACCCTTCGAAAAGGAATTCCTAGCAGGTATTGTTGAGGGGGTGAAGTCGATGGAGGGTGACGCCTACAACGAGTTTATGAACTTCCCAGACACCTATGCAGCGGCTTACACAGCCAAACTCAATGAAAATGAAACAAAGCACTAAGGAATACACAATGAAAAAAGAAGATTACATGGAAAGTGAAACAGAACTAGACCCTAAGTTTAACCGCGCTTGGGAGTATGCAAACAGCTTCCTTTACAAGACAATGGTGGACGAGTCCCAACTTGACCGCTTCTTGGCTATGGACGACATTAAGAAAAAGTTCAGTGACGAAGAGCGTGAGTTCCTCAAGGTTGCTTGGCTGATGATTACTGGGGTAGAGGTCACACCGATCGAATACGTTGAAGTAGAAGACGAAAAAGAATAACTACAAGAACATGGTCCAAAGAGACCCAATAATAATAAGAAACGGAACACTATGGACAACTATCAAAAATTTATTCACCTCTCTCGTTACTCACGCTTCCTCGACACAGAAGGTCGAAGGGAGTCGTGGGGAGAAACCGTTGACCGCGTTATCAACTTCTGGCGTAAGCAGATTGGTAACAACGTACTAACAGAGGCGGAATTCCAAGCTATTGAAGCTGCAATCTATGACCTAAAGGTTATGCCTTCAATGCGTTCTATGTGGGCGGCTGGTCCGGCCCTCGAAGCTAACCACTTCCGTGGATATAACTGTAGCTTTGCGGCAGTGGATCACATTCGGGTCTTTGATGAGATTCTCTACATCCTCATGTCAGGGACAGGGGTTGGTTTCTCAGCCGAAGCAAAGTATGTGAACAAGCTACCAATTATCAATGACAACTTCACAAAGACTGAACGCGTTATCTCTATCGGCGACTCCTCTGAAGGCTGGGCTAAGGCTCTCCGCAAGCTGATTGCCGATCTTTACTTAGGAAATGATCATGAATGGGACTATACTCGAATTCGCGGTGAAGGTGCACGACTTAAGACTATGGGTGGAAGAGCTTCTGGTCCGAAACCACTTATGGATCTTTTTGCTTACGTAACAGCCGTATTTAAGAAGGCTGCTGGTCGTAAACTAACACCTCAAGAAGTACACGACATCGTGTGTAAGATTGCTGAGATTGTTGTTGTAGGAGGTGTACGCCGCTCTGCTCTTATCTCTCTGTCTGACCTCGGTGATCCAGAAATCCGTGACTGCAAGTCTGGCCGTTGGTGGGAAACCGCTCCACACCGCTCTTTGTCAAATAACTCCGCTGTCTACGAGCAGAAGCCTACTATGGCTGTGTTCATGGATGAGTGGGTTTCTTTGATGAAGTCTGGCTCTGGTGAACGCGGTATCTTTAACCGTGGTGGTGCTCGTGAGTTTGCTCCTGAGCGTCGTGATGCTGATCTTCTGGTTGGCACCAACCCTTGTGCTGAAATCCAGCTTCGTAACGCTCAACTCTGTAACCTAACAGAGGTGGTTGCTCGTGAAGGGGACAGTCTTAAAGACCTAGCAGAAAAGGTGCGCTTGGCTACTATCTTAGGAACCTTGCAGTCTTCTTTGACTGACTTCAAGTATGTTCGTAACATCTGGAAAAAGAACTGTGAAGAAGAGCGTCTACTTGGTGTTTCCCTAACAGGTATCCAAGACTGTGAACTTTTGCAGAACCCTCAGCAGGAAGACCTAGAGTTCCTTAAAGGTGTGGCGGTAAGAACTAACATTGAGTTTGCTGAACGTCTAGGTATCAACCCGTCTACAGCGGTAACAACCGTTAAGCCTTCTGGCACTGTCTCCCAACTGGTTGACTCTGCCTCTGGTATTCACGGTCGCTTTGACAAGTTCTACATCCGCTCTGTACGTCAGAGCAATAACGACCCTCTAACCCAGATGCTCAAGGACCAAGGCATCCGTAATGAACCTGACCTTATGAACCCAACAAAGACAACTGTGTTCTTCTTCCCTGTCAAGGCTCCGAGTAGGGCTGTCCTTGCGGGAAACCAAGGCGCTATCCAACAGCTTGAGAACTGGAAACTGTTCCAGAAGCACTGGTCAGAACACTCTGTCTCTGTCACTGTCTACGTCAAAGAAGACGAGTGGCTCAAGGTGGGTGACTGGGTCTATCAGAACTTCGACTACATCACGGGTGTATCGTTTCTGCCGTACTCTGAGCATACCTACCAACAGGCCCCGTATGATAGCTGCACCGAGGCTGAGTATGAGGCCGCTCTCGAAACCATGCCTGAAATTGACTTCAGTAAACTCGCAGAGTATGAGTTTGAAGACAATACAGAAGGCTCCCAAACTTTAGCTTGTGGCGCAGGAGGTTGCGAAATCTAATGATAACGACTAAAGATAAGGTCTTTATTCACATACCCCGAACAGGGGGGAGTACCTTGAAACAGGCACTACGTCAAGAAAACAAGGCAGTGTGGGATCCTTTTCCACCTGTCCTTGACTTGGCGACTTGTAACGGTTGTCGTCCCTACTACTTTTGGGAAGACTCAAAACCAGCCCAACGTAAGACCCCTTACAGTATTGTTCGCTGCCCTTATGAACGGGCTGCAAGCATGTACGGCTACCTTACGACTAACTTCTACATGCAACAGTTTGTTGTTGGAAGTACCTTTAAAGAGGTCATGATGGATGGCCTAACTGGAGTTGGGCATCAATGGCTCGTTACCTCAACCCAGTCGGAGATTCTTTTCTCCCTTCTTGGCAAAGAGGTACAGGTCTACCACTACGAGGATGGTCTAAGCGACTTCTACGCCCTTTTTGGGGTGAACCCTAAAGAACGCGTCAATGCTAGTCCTTTTGACTACACGATGCTTGACCAAGAAGCACTCGATGTAATCCACCTTCTTTTCCTTGAAGACTTTGAAAGCTTCGGCTACACTCAAGTAAATACAGTCAAGGATCTAATTGAAATGAAAGCAGAAAATGGCACCTAAAGCTAAAATTAAAACCAAGGCGACTGGTACTGTTCAGCGCCGTAAAGTCAAACTTCGACCCCACCCTGACGACGCTAAGAAGAAGTTCTTTACTCTTTTCAGTGAGGTGAGGGTTGTCTCTGTATTTGGAATTGATGACTTCACAGACGCCCTAATTGAGCAAGCTTGGAAGAACCCTCAGATTCAGGTGATCTACTGTACAGACCCTAACCAAGACAAGCTTGCGAGTATGAACCGACGCATCGGTGGAAGAAGTTTTTCTGTCTCCCGTTGGTCTCCCCAGTCAACCTCTGACTTCTTTGCTTACTCGGAGTCTGAAGTAATTGTGGTTGCTAAAAAGCATAGGGAAATGGCAGAGAAGATGAACGTCTATAACTTCGAACTAGTATCCTTGGAAGAACTCTGATGGAAGAAGAAGTAGTTTTCATACCTTACAACCAGAACATGGACTACCTTATCATGGAGTTTCATAGCCTTAAACGAGACGAAGAAACAAAAGCCCTTGACATTATGATGGTAAGGTACAAGGATAAGCTCTACCCCCTACACTACGACTATCGCTACGAGTACTACGTAGGGAACGTAACACACAACAACAAACAAGTAAAAGGATATGTAGTATAATGACAAAACAGTATTTAATCTCGTGGAACGCTGGCTACGGTAATAACTATGATGTAGTAGAAGCGGAGAGCGAAAAGGAAGCAGGAATTATGGCCTACGATGCTTGGAAGGACGAAGCAGAGTCTCAAGCAGACTATGATGTTGAAGAGGCTAACTATGGCAATCTAGAAGATTTTGGGTTTGATCCAGAAGATTACGGTTTTACACTTGAAGAAGAAGAAGGATAAGAAGATGGCTAACACAAACAACAACAATACTGGTAGCGGTGTAGGCTTCCTTGGCCTTCTCGCAATCCTCTTTATTGGTCTGAAGCTGGGTGGAGTTATCACTTGGTCTTGGTGGTGGGTGTTGTCCCCTCTCTGGGGTCCTCTTGCTATCCTTTTGGTCGTCATCTTGAGTTCAGCTTTTATTGCTGGTCTCGTTGCAGGGACAAGGGCTGTGAAAGGCGAAAAGCAGCGCCGCAAGAATAAGCTCAACTAAAGTTTTGGAGAACACTATGGAAGAAGAAAAGAAGGTTTTCTACTGCAAAGACTGTGATGAAGAAGTAGACGAAGATGGTGATACACTAACTGACTTTGGTTGCTCTTACTGCCCCGTCTACTGTGATACCTGCGGGGATCATGGCTGTGATCAGTCCTGTTAATGGACTACTCTGTTGGGGATGGCTACATCTTTGTGGAGAACACACAGGATTGTTTCTATGAAGTTTCCTTTGAGAACTGGTTGGCTCCTTCGCCGACTGTTGAGACTGCTCTTGAACACGAAACTTTACAAATGCTAATTGTTCGGGGGTACTTTGATGCCCCCGACGAGGTGTTTATCTTTGACACCGCAACAAAGGTTTCCTACTACATGTTGGTAGAGGACAAAACAACGGGTACAGTCTGTATCCCTCACCCAATGCTGGGGTAAAAGTAAAGGAAGTAACATGACCGATCGACCCAACTGCCACAAATGCAAGTGGTCCAAACAGAGTGTCCTTAACTCCGGCACTCACCACCGAAGCTGTCATTTGAAGATCAAAGACACAGAGTTCTTGCCTGAAATTAACCTAAGTGAACACGGAATTATGAAGGGGTGGTGTAGTTGGCCTTATGACTTTGATCCAGTTTGGGTCGATCGTTGTACCGCCTTTGAGGAGAAACTAGGATGAAATACGCAGCAAAGGTATATAGCCCTAATGGTTCTGAATGGATCTTTTGTGTATCCCACTCAAAAAAGGCTTGCAAGAAGCAGTTCTGTGAATGGTATGCTAACGTTAGTTACGAGGATATCTGCGTTAAGTATATTGAGGTAGAAGTGACGGAGAAACTAAGATGAACTACGAAGAATACAAAGAGGCAGGTAGCCACTACACCTTTATAGACGACAAGTCAGGCTACGAATGTTACCCTCGCTGGCTTGTCCTCCTAGACGTAATGGTCCATCAACCTTCCCAAATTACTGAGCCTCTCATGGGTATTGGTAAAGAGGGTCGCCCTGATGAAACGGACGTCCTTGTTTGTTTTGAGCAGCTTAAGAAGAAAGTGAACACACTATGACCGTTGAAGGTAAGCCTAACCTCTTCATTGTGAGGGGAGTTCCCGGATCAGGGAAAACCACTTTTGTAAAAAAGTCGAATGTCCAGTGCTTGCATCTTGAGGCTGACATGTTGTGTTACGTTCAGGGTGCCTACAACTGGCGTCCAGATCAAGTACGTCTTAACCATGAAGCTTGTTGGCAAATCGCTAAGATCACGATGGACCGTGGCGCTGACATTGTGATCTCAAACACCTTCACACGTCGTTGGGAGTTTTGTAAATACGTTGACTATGCGGAGTCCCTTGGTTATAATGTTGAGGTGTACCGCATGATGGGTGACTTTGAAAACACCCACGATGTACCACCAGAAATAGTACAGTCAATGCGAGATCGCTTTGAGGACTTTGAAGGAGAAATTCGTGTCCAGCTTTAGAAACGATATCTGGTTCATTTCAGATACTCACTTTCAACACACTAACATCCTGAAGTACTCTAAGTCTCGTGCTGCGTTGTTCAACAATACAAAGCAGATGGATGAGGTGATGATTGATAACTGGAACAAGACTATCAAGCCAGGGATAAAGTGTATCACCTCGGTGATGTTACTTTTGGGAGTAAGGAGTACTATGCAGACAACATCCACCCACGGTTGAACGGTAAGAAGCGTTTGATTGTAGGGAACCACGATAACATCAAGTTCTTTGCTGAACGTAACCTGTTCCAGAAGATCATGTTGTGGCGTGTTTTTAGTGACCCTGAGTACCCGTTCCTGTTTTCTCACGTCCCTGTCTTCCAGAGGGAGATAGATGACCGAGTAAAACAACCTAACGCCAAGAACATTCATGGCCACTTCCATGATGACCTACCTCCAACAAAGAACCATTTCTGTGTCTGTGTTGAGCAGATTAACTTTAAACCTATCCATATTGAGGAAATTAAACATGAAGTGTCCAAACTGTAAAGTAGAATTAACCGGAATTATCGACCAAGACGTAGAGGGTAAGATAGATATTAAACTGAAAGTTAAACCCAAACTGTCTCAGGTTAAGGTAAAGTCGCAGCCGCTTGGCTTTTACATCTACAAGGGAGAGGGCTTAAATACACGGTATCTTGGCACAGACTTAAATTTCCACAAGACCATGATGACAGACTTTACCCCTTATCTATCAAAACCTTACGCTGATAGGTTGGTTGATAATCTGCACAAAAAGGAAAAGAAGGTTCAACAGTAATGAAAGTCAAAGAGCTAATCAACATCTTAAAGACCCTACCACAGGAGGTAGAGGTGGTTATGCAGTTAGGCCAAGAAGGTAACTACTATGAAGCCCTTTGGAGTGAACCCGCTCTCAAAACAGCTGATGGTTACCAAGAAGACGGTTATGGCTATAGTGATTGTATCTTCCGAGACCCTGAACTTACTCTCGAAGAATACAACGAAGAAACAGAAATCTTCGATGACCCTTACGAAGTCATGGAAGAGTGGCTTGAGTATGTTGCATCACCAAAAGTGGTTGTGCTATGAACGGCCAAGGACAACCACTACCTTTAGTGTCTATCCATCAACAATCAGATGGGTGGCGTATCGAAGTTAACAACCGGAGCTACAGCTGGAATCACAACGAACCAGACTTGGGTGTTTTCGCACTACAGGTCTTTCTTTCTGACTTGGGCTTCAACACAGAACTAGTAGAGGAATACTAATGGACTATGTAAGATTTCTTTCACTATCCCGTATGGGAAAGGCTGAGGTTGAGGGGATTGAGGCAGGAACCTGCCACGTTTTCCCTAAGCTAGATGGTACCAATGCCTCCCTATTTTGGGATGATGCAAACTACGGGTTAGGTGCAGGGTCTCGTAACCGAAAACTCTCTGTTGACGCTGACAATGCTGGTTTCCTGAACCACATGAAGGACCACCCGACTGCTAACGAGTTGGTAAAGTCTTTCTCCGAGTGGAACATTTTTGGTGAGTGGCTTGTACCCCACAGCCTAAAGAGTTACCGTGAAGAAGCTTGGCGTCAGTTCTACATCTTCGACGTCTGGGATCAAAACAAAGAGTGCTACCTTCACTACGATGAGTACAACGCTGCTCTTTCCCCTATTCTCCAGTCAGTTCCTTGCAACGACATTAAGATCATTCCGCCTATGGCGATTGTGACTAATGGTGATGCAATCAAGTTCCAGCATCTTGCTGAACAGAACACCTACATGATTGAAGACGGTAAGGGTTGTGGTGAAGGGGTTGTTATCAAGAACTACAGCTATGTCTCTAAGTTCGGTAACTATCAGGCTGCAAAGCTTGTAACAAACCTATTCAAAGAAGTCAATGCCGAAGCCTTCGGACCTCGTGAGATCAACCAAGAAGTCGTTGAACAACTGATTGCCGAAGCCTACGTAACAAAGGGCCGAGTCGAAAAGATTGTTCACAAGATCGAAGATGAAATGGGTCAGAAGTTCGACTCAAAGTCTATTCCACGGCTACTCAACTCTGTCTACCATGACATTATTGTTGAAGAGTCTTGGGAGTTCATTAAGAAGTTCAAGCAACCAACAGTAAACTATAAACTTCTGCAGCGGTATGTTATCATGCAGATCAAGACAGTATCACAGGAGTTATTTTAATGGATAAAGCAAAATTCGATGCGGGGCGAATCATCCTAGATGTCCCGATGCAAGAAAACGATGCAGGGGCAGACACGATCGGAGACTATTTAATCCTACTCGCTGAAGGTGTTTGGATGGGGGGAGAGAGCTTCTCAGGTAAACGTCCCTTCGGTAACTCTGGCTGGCAGGGAGAGGTGTTCTACGCACTCGTTGCAGAGGGCCAAATTGAAGGAGAGATTGACCCAGAGTATGGTGATATTTTAGACTACGACAAAGATCATGGGAGAAAGCTAATCCTTATGGCCTTCCACGCACTATACCACCTAAACAAGGAACTACTATGATGAAAGTATACAAGGCAACAGGATTCTGCCGGGAGTCACTAGATGGGGGTGGTTGGCAAGTTTTTCACTCGGAGGGTACTATCCGCACAGCAACAGCAAAGCCAATGGAGAAGGATCAGCTATTCTTCATCGATGACTACGGTCGTTGGTGGGTACCAGCATGACAGCCCTAGAAGTGATCAAGGGCATCCTCATCGATCAGGAACCGGGTGCTGGCTACTTTGGTGGTGCTGAAGGCGCAGTCCGCGTACTTCTGCTCACTGTTCTCCTACTAACAATCGGACTCCTCTGTCTATTCATCTAAATAAAAAGGACTATCCTTATGAAATTCTTTACAAAACTTGCTATCCTCGGCGTTCTCCTGACTTCCCTCGCTGGTTGTTGGGGTGAAAAAGTAGAAGTTCCACCCGCATCGGTTGGTCTTGTCCTCGGTAAGAATGGTTACCAAGGTGACCTCGTACCACCCTCCCGTTTCCGCCTGACACCGTGTATCTTTAACTGTGACAAACTAGTTGTTATCGAAGCAGGTGACATCGGTATGGTTGAATCAATGAACGTCCTCATGCCACGAGACAACCTTGATCTTGGTGTTGACGTGCGCTTTACTCTAGCCCTAAGCCAAGATCGGGGGGAAATCCTCTCTGTCTTTGATCGTGTTGTCCCTACTCGTTTGAGTGGTGATGGTATCTTCGGTGGAGGTAACTTCGGAACTAACCTCACAATGATCTATGATACCTATGGTAAGGCCGTGGTACGTAACGTTGTACGATCGAAACTGTCAGAGTATACTATTGATGAGATTGCCAATAACCAAGGTCGTGTCTCTGAAGAACTACGTCAGGCCGTTGCTTCTGCTCTTGAGAAAACACCTCTTGAAGTAAAGCAGTTTGGTCTAGCAAGTATCAGCTACCCAACAACAATTACAGAAGCCCGTGAGAGTGCTGCTCGTCGTGAGATTGACATTCAACGTGCCGATGCTGATGCTCAGGTGAAGATCCGTGAAGCCCAAGCCCGTCTTGAGGTTACTCGTGCTGAACGTGAAGCAGACATCCTTGCTGCCCAGACCATTGCTGAACAGAACCTCATTCTTGCTAATGGTGTGACACCAGAAGTCCTCCGCTACATGGAACTTGAAGTGATGAAAGAAATGGCCCGTAACAAGAACACTATCTTCTTCCCCCTCGATATGATGGGATCAGAAGCCCTTGACTACCGAGTACTGAATACACAAACACAGTAATGAGAACCTTAGCTCATATCGCTAAAGCTTGGCTTGCCAAGAGGCGTGTCAATAAGCTAATTGATTTGTGCGGGGAGACGGGGGGTGAGAACTCTCCGTTCTTCGAAGACCTACAGGAAGCGATTAACCAAGAGAAGGCTTACAAAAATGTTCGGAATTGAGTTCCTATCAACAATGTTTCTTATCCATGCGTTCAAGTCAGCGATTGCTTCCCTCATTATCTGGGGTTTCCTTCGCTACATCTTGAGCCTGTTTTACTTTGACCTGAGTCACATGTATGACATGGAAGGTGCTGACCCCTACTTCAAGAAGATCATTAACATGTTTGGTCTTCTGCTGTTCGTTATCCTCTTGTTCTTCGGGACAGTGGGTAACACCCGTATTGTAATTGATCCGGTACAGAACTATGAACTACGTCAGTATCAAGAGAACGAAGCCCTGCCTGAGTTTGTTACACCAGAAGAACGGTATGAACAGCTACAGTGGTACACCCCACCTACAAGTGTAACTACGCTCTCTTTGGAACTATAACAAAGGTTAGTGAGTACAACTATGGAAGATTTCGAAACAGTAGCCCTCGATATTGGCTTACTAGAACAGCTTCTTGATGACGGTATCCACTATGGAACCTTAACTAAGAAGGCTAGGCAAGACCTAGAAACACGAATAGAGGAGTTGAAGCTTTACAAAAAGCAAGGCTCAGTCTTTATACCTCAATTTTAAAGGAGATACCATGAAATCACCTCAACACTACATCCGATATATTTTACAGGCTATTCTAAGACTCTTGCTTATGATCCCTGCCCTCTATATGATGGTTATCGTTTCAGTCGTCTCAGGAGTGGGCCTTTTTTGCCTTTGGGTGTTTAAAGACCTGATGTACACCCCCAACTACCTCAACTGGATGGATGACTTGGAAGAGTTCTTTTTCTTGTACCTAACCATTACCCTTTGGACGGTTGGCATTACCCTTAATCCAAGCTTGCTTGAGAAGGGAGTGGGTGGCTATTATGGACGACACTGATAACCCTTTTGAAATCGTAAACCTACCCGTGTATGTCTTTTTGCTCGTCAAAGGTGACAACCCTAAGAAGCGGGTTGGGACAGTGGTTAGTGGCCACACAAACCTTACCTCTGCCGATAAGGCTTTGTACGACCTTGTTCACGAAGAAAGGAACGCCCCTGCAGGGTACTACCGTGTAGAGGTGATCGCTCTTGATCAATAAACAGCTTAGACCAATCATCCTACAACACGTCTTGAAGGCACTAGGGATGGCCTCCTTTCTTTGGGTTGCTGTCCTGTTTCCCTTGAAGGCGGCGGCCTTAGTAATATCTATCGTTATTGCTGTATCCATACTAATTATTTTAATCGCAGAAACTAACTACGCTTTGAAGGAAAACAGCGTAGAGGACCCTGCAGAAGAAGAGGAAGAAGAACTATGACAGAAGAAAACATGATCGACATTGAAATTAACTACTACGATGGTCTGGTAGGAGCCATTGTTATGGCCCGACACTTTGCACCAGAAATGACCTCAGAGGAGGTGATCACTCTCTATGACTCCTTGAGCGAAAAGCAAGAAGAAACCGTAGAAACCGTAGACTAGACCTTTTAAAAGGAATGGGTGGGGACTCAACCTTAAAGGATAAACTAATGAAAACTTACATGAAACTCTCACTTGCTGCTCTCGTTGTTGCTTTCGTAGCAGCCTGTACTCCTCCTGTTCAAACGATTTGTAAGGACGAGTACATCGATAAGCTTAACCCTTCCGTTCAGGTCTGTTCAGACGTGGCTGTTGGGTGGTCTTACTTTATGCAGCCTACAGTGACAACCACGGACGGTGACAATGACCGAGACCTTCCTAAGCTACCTACCGGAACACCTACAGGAGAAGATAATGACGTTCCAGACGAACCGGGAAAAGACACAACAGAGGATGACAACACAGAAACCGACGACACCACTACAACAACTCCTGACCGAGTACGCGGAGATAACTCCGATGCTAACGGTAAGGGAGGAAACCGACATGATCGAAATGACTTTACCCATGGCGGCACAGAAGTGGCAGAAGATAAAAAAGATAGTTGAGTCCAAACCTGTTGAGGGTTGGCACTACTACGTCCACCAATCTGAGTGGGACTACCTCGTACTACTTTATGGAGAGGACTGGGTGAACACTCGTTGTGTGCTCATTCAACCTCTTCCCTACTGGGACCAAAATAAGGAAGAAAACAAATGAAACTTTACGTTGTTTTTGGTCGTGAGTACTGCTCACACTGTGACTCAGCAAAAGAACTCTTAGAGACAAAGGGGCTAGACTACCTCTACTATGATGTCTCCCTTCCTAAAAATAGTCGTCTACGGGAAGTTCTTGTAAGTGATGTGGGGGCAGTGACCGTACCTCAAATCTTCCAACTTGTTGGAGGGGCTGACGACCTACTATTAAAACTACTCAAAGAGGAATAAAACTATGGACTCGACCCTAACGTTAGAACACGCCTACCTACCTTGTTTCTTTTCAAAGGAACTTCACGTCATGGCTAAAGCTTTCCGAGCCTTAGACACCGCACGGGCTATGAGCCTCTTAAAGTCCCCGGTTGACCTCCATACAGGTCGTATTGAGGGGCGGGATGTAACGATTTTAGGTATGGCTTTCCTTGACTCTCTTGAGTTTATGGGGTCTTCTAAAAATATTAAGTCAGCCCTTGGTATTAGTTACCCTTACGTCTACCGTATTAATGGCAACCATAAACAACCTAGCCATCAGGTTATAATGTATGCTGGCACCAAGGAAATAGATATCATCAAGGGTGTCAAGCCTGTAAGACAGAACACACAACCTGTTGAAGGGGACTACGTTAAGGTCTCCCCTACTAACTACATCACGTTCATCAAACCATAATAAAGGAATAATAGTATGACTAACAAGACAATTAGCCTTGAAGTTAAGACAGAGATAACCTGTTCAATTAAAGGAGGATCTACTACCCCAGCGGAAAACCATGCTATGTTGGATGTTATCTTTGGTCGTATGAGTCGGAACGACGTGGAAGAGTACCTGTATAAGTACTCTAGGCACAAGAACATCTTTGCTAATTTACTACCCGAAGAGAACCTGTTGATGGTTTAACTACTTACTATATAGAACATCGTTAGTAGTCGTTAGCCCCTCCCTCACCCCTCCCTTGATGCCCTAGCGGGTGTCTTGGTTGGGGTGAGGGAGGGGTAACCTTTTTTTTTTTTCGTAAAAGAGGGCCTTAAAAAGACCCTTGTTTATAAGGAAGAAAAAATACTGCCGACTAATGAAGAAGGGGGACTTTAGGGGGTAGCCCCCCCCGAAGGGTCTTTTAGACCCCTTATTAAGGTTTTAGTAAGGCTCCAAAGGAGACCTTAAAGTTAGACAATAATTGCTATAGATAGCTAAAAAAGAAATAAAAAGAGACCTTGGTAAGGTCCTTATAAAGACCCTTAATAAGGAGGCTCAAAAACTAAAATGGTAAACGCTCACGAAACAAACAGTTTTTATGATCGCCTCATGGCACTAGAAAAAGAACTAAAAGAGGCTCGAACAGCTGTAGCAGAGCTAGACACTAAGTTAGCTGTCGCTCACGTTCAACGGGATAACGTTGAGAAACGCTTATTCGCAATCGAAGACACCCTACGGTGGTTGGTAAGGCTTATTGTAAGCTTCTTACTTTTATCAGCGTTAGGCTTTATAGTAGCTGGAGGGTTGGTACTCTAAATGAACTTTGACCACAAACCCTTATACAACACCCGGAGTAAGATTTTCTCTGCCTTAGAGCAGTTAGTGATTTCTTTATCGTTGGTGTTCTTTCTCTTTGTAAGCAGCTTCTTTGTTATAGACTCAGACACGTTCTTAGAGACCAAGACAATGACAGTCTTTACTGATGGTCAGGTAGTGGCCGTTGAGGACCCTGCTTGGACGGGTATCACCCTAGACTACTACGCAGAACTTGTTACAATTGATGGCAAGGTCTGTACAACAGGACGGTTAATTCGTTCTTATGAAGACCTAGACGTAGCCCATACCTACCAACTTGAGCAGAGTCTTTTACCCTGCTTAGAGGAGGGCGCTCTGCACACTATCACTCGTCAGTACGGCTTCTTTAGACCTACACAGTTCACTACCACAGTGGTCTCGTATGAGGATATTTCTCAAAGACTTCGAGGAACGACTTCTTTAGGAAGCTGGAGAGGGTCTGAAATAGGTACAAAGTGGACTTACTGGAAAGAGGAAAGATAAAGGTTTTCAAGGAGATAAGCTGAAAGGTCTTTAAAATAAGGACTTTTTATGAGATTTTTAAACAAGCGAAAAACAAGAAAGGAGGTCCAATCATGGAACCTAAAAATGATTCCCCACCAGAGGCCCCGGTAAAACGTGGGAGAGGTCGCCCCAAAGGCACCTTCACTACCCCTGACTGTGTCCGTAATAAGGTCCGAGAAGGTGGTGGTAAGAACGGTGGAGCAAGGAAGGCAGCAGGTCGTCCCAAAGGCTCTAAGAACATCTACTCCCACGAGTCAGTAAAGAAGCTTCAAGACCTAAAGTTCGACCCTATTGAAAAGATGGTAGCCGAGTATGAGGCCATTACAGAGGTCATAGAGAGTGGCGAAGTAAGGATCGGTTCAGGAGCCTACTCCCAGCTTATTGCTACCAAGGCTGTTCTAATCAACAACCTTATGCAGTATGGCTATAAGAAGATTCCTGAGGGAACAGAAACAGAAGAAATCAACAAGAAGCCGATTGCTATTACCTTGGCACGGCGTAAAGAGGAATAACCTAAATGACAGAGATTGCCCTACATGAGGCTCAGTCAGATGTTATTGGAGACCTGTTTTTAGATAACGTTTGTCGTTACGCGGTAGTGAATGCCAGCCGTGGCCTTGGTAAGTCCTACATGGGCGCAACCGCTGCGGGGATCGCTGTCCAAGAGTTAATGGAGTTAGATGAGAGTGTTCCTAACAAGAACGTTGCTCTTATTGCTCCTACCTACAGTCAAGCCATTGACATTTACTTTCCTCTCTTAGCGTATCAGCTAGGACTAGAGTCCTTCTGCACTAAGAGTTCTCGAACAGCGGGCACCTTCTGGTTCCCTAACAACGTCCAACTCAAGATTTGGTCCTATGAAGCCTCAGAACGTATGCGAGGCACAGGCCAGTACTTTGTAGTAGCCGATGAGGTTACTTCTTGGAAGGGCGCTGGGATGAACCTTAAAGAGTCTTGGGAAAGTATTATCCAGCCCTGTGTGTCTACACGTTGGTCAAGGAAGAACGCCGTTAAGTGGGGCGCTCAACCGGGAAAGTCACTTATTATTAGCACACCAAAAGGCTATGACTATTTCTACGAAATGTATAACAGACAGGAAGTTGATGATGACTGGAAAAGCTACACCTACACCTACCGAGACTCCCCTTATCTCGACGAAGACGAAATCAATCGAGTCAAGTCTACACTTGATCCTCTCAAGTTTGCTAGAGAATATGAAGCCTCCTTTGAGGACTCTGGAAACAACGTCTTTTACTGCTTCAACAGAAAAGAGCACATTTCTAACGACCTACCTTATTTCGAAGCGGGTGAAGATGTTCACATTGCGATTGACTTTAACGTGGGTATTATGGCAAGTGTGGCTTTTGCGTTGCGTGGTGGACAAGTCCACATCCTCGACGAGTTCCAAGGACACCCAGACACCGAAAGTCTAGCTAAGGACCTCTATGCAAAATACAAAGGGCATAAGATTATTTCTTACCCTGACCCTAGTGGTAGAGCACGTAAGACCTCTGCTGCTGTAGGGATTACTGACTTTAAGATTCTAGAGAGTCCTCCTTATAGGATTCAGACTAGAGCACACCAAAAGGCCCCTCCGATCATTGACTCGGTAGCCGCAGTAAACAAGAAGTTTAAGAACGCCAACGGTGACATTGATATGTTTGTTCACCCTCGTTGCGTAAACACAATTCGTTCACTAGAGAGAACTCAGTGGACCGAAACTAACCCTGATACTGCTACTATCGATAAGAAAGAGGGAGTAGAACACTGGTCTGACGGTATCCGTTATGCTATTGAGTATCTCTTCCCTATTCGTTCTGGTACGATTAACACAGCGAGAGGGTTTAGTTTCTAATCATAAAGGAAAACTAAAATGTCCATTATTGGAAGAGTAGGTAGAGCCGCTGTTAAGAGGTTTGGCCGAGGAGCCGCTAGAGGAGGTGCTATGAGCGCCGCCCAGAAACGAGCCTTGGCTAAAGCTGTTAAAGCTTCTGCCTTAGCCCGTACAAAGAACGCTGGAGCAACAGTTGCTAAAGGAGCCTCTCGACGGGTTGCTAAAAAGGCTGCTCGTGCCTCCGCTATTAAGAATACCGAATCCCTAGCTTTAAGACGAGTCACTAGGGGCTTCAAGATGAGTGGCCTTCGTCGTGTTGACAGTGCTCAGTTTAGCGGCACTACTGGGCGTGCTTTAAAGAAGGCTTCGTATAGTGCCCGTCTAGCTAGTTCTAGGGCACAGTATGTACAATCCTCTGTTGCTAACAGGGTGGGTCAAAAGGCCCTTGGTGTTGGCGTCACTGGTAACGTTATGAGACGCCGCTACTCTGACCTCACTACAGGTGAGAATGTTCGTCGTAACATTTCACGGTATCTTAAAGTTGCTATCCCTGTAAACGCCACTGTAGGTACTGCCTACTACACGAATATGTCAAGAAACAAAATATAAGGATACCCCCGATGCTTAAAAGACTCATAGCCAAAAAGCTTGGCCGAAGAATTGGACGGAGTGCCGCTACTGGCGTCCGAAGTGCTGCCCAAAAACGGGCCTTGATGAAAGCTGTTAAGGCTTCTGCCTTGGCCCGCTCTAAGACCGTTGCTAGGTCTGGGGTAGGTCGTGTAGCCGCTGTTGGTGTTGCCGCCACTACAGCTACCGTTGCTGTCAATGCTGCAACTCGACGTAAGGCAAACAACCCAAGAAACAAGAGTATGGCTGTGGCCCAACTTAACCGAGGCACTACCTTTGCAAGAGTTACTGCAAGAGGTCTCGGCGATGTTGCTAAGGCTAAGGTAGCGACTACTGTTGCTGTTGCACGAGGGGACTTGAACCCCGTTGTAGGCAACGCTATGGTAGGGGCTGTTTCTCTTCGTGCCCTTGCGAGGGTCACTACTTCTAGTGCAGCAACCCGTGGTAACGTTAATCGGGCAAGAGCAAACAACGCTCGCAGTGGAGCTTCCCAAATGAAAGAGGGGCTTCAGGCCCTAGCACGGAACGCTGGCACTCTAGCAAGTTATTCTCGTGCCACTCGCCCTTTAACTAACTATCTCAACAATAAATGATATGAGGGCTAAGAAATGGCTGCTTATGAATTCAACCTAGACACCTCTAGCCCTCGTTATGAGGTTACTCTTGAGAGAATAGGTCCTCAAGGTCCTGCTGGCCCCGCTGGAAGTGCTGGTTGGTTAACCTTCGCTACAGCCTTCTCCTCTACTCCGACCTTGACTGCCACCTTAGTTTCTGGCGAAGTATACACCTACCTTTATAACAACGATACCTTTACTCTGTACAGGCATATCACAACCTCTAGTGATA